CCAAGGTGCGCATCCACTTTGGTTGAAACTCAAAGCGCAAGTCGAACCTGAGGTACAAAAGAATGGAAATGGAAGTCAAACAAGCGCAGCTTGAGGGCGACCTGAAGGCTCATGAGCGCGAGTGCGCGATGCGTTATGCGGGAATCGAAAAGTCTTTTGAGTCTGGCAGCAGGCGCATGACGCGCATTGAGTACCTGCTGTACGCGACGATCATTGCCGTCCTCTTCGGCCCAGGCGTGGCCGCAACCTTCGTTAAGAAGTTCTTCGGCCTATAGTATGTTTGATCTCCTTGGCGGCGGATTACTTGGCTCAATCTTTGGGGGCTTATTCAGGCTTGCACCGGAAGTCTTGAAGTTCTTGGACAAAAAGAATGAGCGCAAACACGAACTCAGTATGTTTCAGCTACAGACCGACCTGGAGAAAATGCGTGGTGAGTTTAAAATGGAGGAGAAGTATGTTGATTACTCCATTTCGCAGATGGATACGATTAAAGAGGCATTTAAGGAACAGGCTGTCACTGCTAAGGAGGCTGGGTGGCTTGCGTCTTTTATCACTGCTGTTACCCGTCCGGGCCTTACTTGGATTGCTTTTGGCGTTTACGTGGCTGTTAAAGCAGCCGGTCTAACAATTGCTTTCCAGACCGACGCTAACTGGGCTGAGGTACTGACCAAGAGTTATGACGAGGACGATTTCGCCATGCTTAACATGATGCTCACTTTTTGGTTCGTAGGTCGCAGCATTGAGAAGTACAACAAGTCATGAACGAGGCTAAGAAGCTTTGCAAAGATGTTTTCATCAAGCCGTTTGAGGGGTTAGCAAAGCGTTTGCCTGACGGACGAGTCCAAGCCTACCCAGACCCCGGCACACGAGGACATCCTTGGACAATCGGCTGGGGTGCTACCGGACCGAGTATCAACCCCGGAACAATCTGGACGATACAGCAGTGCGAAGAGGCGCTGGACCATCACATAGAGTACTTTGTACAGGGCGTAACCAAGCTCTCACCCAAGATTCAGACTGCGCTACCTCGACGCATTGCCGCAGTGACAAGTTGGGTCTATAATTGTGGTTTAGGAAACTATCGGGTTTCCACGTTTAAGAAACGCGTTGATGCGGGGGATTGGGATGGTGCCGCTGAAGAGTGCATGAAATGGAACAAAGCTGCGGGAAGGGTTCTTCCCGGGCTTACGCGTAGGAGGGCAGCAGAAGCTGCATTCATGAGGTGAAATCATGGCAGTAACGATGACTTACACTAGCCTCGCTGCAGACGTTCAATCCTACTTGGAACGCACAGATACAGCCACTGTTGATAAAATCCCGACGTTCATCATGCTGGCCGAACAGATCCTGGCGGCAGAGATTAAATTTCTTGGCAACCTTACGGTAGATACCTCAACCCTCACTGCAAGTGACCCGGTGGTGGCTAAGCCCGCGCGGTGGCGAAAAACGGTTTCGATAAATGTGACTGTTGCAGGTGAACGTAGACCGGTGCTTGAACGTCGCTACGAGTACATACGGAACTATTGGCCCGACCCCACTGAGACCGGCGTGCCGCTCTATTATGCGGATTATGACTACACGCATTGGTTTCTGGGACCCACTCCGGCTGCAGCCTACGCTTTTGAGGTGCTCTATTATGAGCGCCCAGTGCCGCTGGACTCCGCGAATCAAACAAACTGGTTCACCGAGTACGCGCCCCAGGCTATGCTCTACGGGTCACTCCTGCAAGCGATGCCATTTCTGAAGAATGACCCCCGGATCCCGATTTGGCAGTCGATGTACGATAAATACGTCGCTGAACTCAGGACCGAAGACAAGCTTCGCATCGCCGATCGTCAAGCCGTAGCCGTGGACACATGATATGCCTACTTATGTCTCTCCTTTTACCGGCGACATCGTCCAGCCTACTGATGTAAGCTATCGATCGTTCACTCTTTCGGCAAATACCACGCTCGAATGGCCCCTGGCCAATAGTAATACCGGTACTTATGCCTCGAGGATTATGGAAGTACTGCCGACCACGGCGGGGCTCACCCTCCGGATGCCTGCCGCCAACGCCACGTCGAACGGCACGGACTCGCTGATACGGAATCTAGGCGCTAGTGCTTTTACAGTTGCCGATAATGCTGGGAATACGATAGTTTCCATCGCCGCTGGACAGGCGCAGTACATCTACGTCACCACGAATTCTACGGCTGCAGGTACTTGGGGAGTTATCGCGTTTGGAATCGGATCTTCGGGGGCTGACGCGGCAGCACTGGCAGGTAAAGGGCTCCTAGCGATTACGACCACGTTAAATCAAAGCCACCCAGTGCTTGCAGCTTCATCGGGTGGTACGTTCGCTACCACCGATCGCGCACAAACGCGACTCTGGTCAGGTGGTGCAGGGAGTTACACGTTACCTGCCGCATCGACGTTGGGCGATAACTGGTTCGCGTTGTTTAAAAACAACGGTACTGGCGCGTTCACGGTCTCGACTACTGGTGCTGAATTAATTGATGGGACATCCGCCAAGGTCTTCAACCCCGGGGAATCGTCTTTCATCGTCTGTACTGGCAGTGATTATATTACGGTCGGTTATGGGGTGAATGCGAATTTTGCTTTCACAGCTTTAGTGAAATCCGTCGCTCCTGGTGGCACGACGACGTTGAATTCTAGCGAAGCGACTAACAACATCCAAACCTTCACTGGCGCACTCACAAGCAACGCAACAGTGATTTACCCCCCGGTCGTGAATCTTTACGTAGTTAACAATCAGACTTCGGGTTCATTCACGCTGACTCTCAGCACTGGCCTGGGCGCAACGACTGTGGTGGCGCAAGGTACCAGAGCCACGGTAATTTGCGACGGCACGAATTTTTTCACCGCGAGTTCGGTTTCGGTGACTTCGGCAACGGTGACTCTATTGGACGGCACTGTCACCACACCATCGTTGTCCTTCGCTTCCGAAACCGGTACCGGGCTTTGGCGTCCCGCAGCGGGTCAATTAGCATTCGCAGTGACTGGGGTAAATAAGTTCCTTTTGACGTCCGAGGGCCTAGCCGGGGGTGCGTTTTAATGACTTCTAAAGTCTTCGCTCTAGACACGAAGCCAGGAATCCAAAGGGATGGTACGCTTTTTGACAAGCTGTACTACACGGACGGTCGCTGGGTACGGTTCCAACGTGGAAGACCCAGAAAGATCGGCGGGTATTCGAAGATCACCAGTTCTATTCGTGGACCAGTGCGAGGAATGTTCGTGAACCCCCAAGGGGTGTTGAACAATGTGTTCACTGGCTACTCGGGTGGTCTCCAGAAGACTCCTGTAAATAACAGTGGTGTTGGCTCCGGAGTGTCAAACATGACACTTACCGATTTCACGGCCAACGCGAATAATCTTTGGCAATTCGACTCCTTCACGGACACACTGGGGTCTGGTCTTACTTACCTTCTTGCACATCCTGGACAGAATCTCGCGGATCTTAACAGCTCAGCTAACACCCCGGTGCTGGCCGGTGACATTACGGGGTCCGCACTTGGGAAGATCGGAACGTTTACCGATTCGGTCACTCTTACCACTGGCTCTAACACGGGCACAATAGCAACGGCTAACCCATTAATCGGCGAAGGTCAAACCGTCTCACCGTCTACGAATTTCGCGGCCGGGACTACAGTAGTTAGCATTGTAAGTACTACGGTGACATTTTCGACCAACGCTTTGACCACTGGCGCAGCGACCCTTACGTTCGACAATAACGTCAGCGTCTCGGGTGGCGTGGTGGTCCTGCACCCCTATGTGTTCGTCTACGGTAATAATGGATTAATACGCAATTGTTCAAGTGCTAATTTCCAGGACTGGGTCACCGCTGACGCAAACGAGGTGAACGTTGCCACTGGTAAAATTGTTCAAGGACTACCGGTTCGAGGCGGTTCAAATTCACCCTCGGGACTTTTTTGGTCGCTGGATTCTTTGGTTCGTGTCAGTCTTGCTCCGACTACGATTACCGCAGGCGCGACGACGATCACTCAATACTGGCGCTCCGATATCATTTCGACCCAGTCTTCGATCATGTCTTCGCAATGCGTCATAGAATACGACGGTATTTACTATTGGTGCGGCGTCGATCGATTCCTATTATATAATGGAGTCGTAAAGGAAATTCCGAATTCGTTTAATCAGAACTACTTCTTCGATAATCTTAATTACACCTATCGTGAAAAAGTCTGGGTTACCAAGGTTCCCCGTTTCGGTGAGGTCTGGTGGTTCTTTCCGAATGGATCCTCCGAGTCTGAATGCAATGATGCGGTGATCTACAATATTCGCGAAAACTGCTGGTACGATGTCGGTACAGCGGTCGGAGCACGTAGATCCACCGGATATTTCTCGCAAGTCTTCGCACGACCGATCGAAGCTGGGAATGAAATCGCATCTGCGAACGGTATCGAGAGCCTCACAATCACTAATTCTGGCGCTGGATACACTAATGGAACTTACAATAATCGAGCCTTGACGGGCGGCACCGGAACTGGCGCTACCGCGAACATTATCGTCGCTGGTGGTATTATCACTTCAGCTATCATCTACAACCCGGGACAAGGTTACACGGTCGGGGACGTACTGTCTGCTTCTATCCCCGCCGGTGCTGGACTCTTGCTTACCGTCGCCACAATCGGAAATTACGTTACCATGTGGCAACACGAATACGGGACCGACGCCGTTGATGGCGCTTCGGTGCTTGCGATCGAATCTTATTTCGAGACCAACGACCTTGGGTGGGTCTCAGGTGGACCCTCAGAACCGACAGCCACCGGCCAAAACAATTGGTTGCACTTGGAGCGGGTAGAACCCGATTTTATCCTCTCTGGTGAGATGGATATGTACGTTAAAGGCAGGTCTTACGCGCAGGGGACTGACGATACTACGGGACCGTACACTTTTGATTCTTCGACCACTAAGATCGATCTTCGTGAGCAACGTCGAGAGTTACGGCTGCAGTTCGTATCAAACGTTGCTGGTGGTAATTACCAGCTGGGAAAATTACTGCTAAGCGCGGATCTAGGCGATGTTCGAGGTTATTCATAATGGCGCTAGTCTACGATCCTCGTTACCATACCTGGGATTCTTGGGCTTCGCTCATGGTCGAGGCTTATGGTGCGCAGCAGCTCGAGATTCCAGAAAGTGAAGACAATTGGAAATCTTGGGCCGCAGGATTCGCTGGGATCGATTTGTTCGTCAAAGACGCGGTACCTAGTCCCTATGTGTTTGAGAATTGGGATGACTGGGCTACGGAATTAGTTAACGTTGTAAGCACGGCGGTGAAATAATAGGCGCCATGAACGGAAGGTAAAGATGAGTCCGCTCAAAAAATACGCTGAAGAGGTACGTAAAGCCGGACGCTACGGCGATACCATACTTGCGCACATTACTCCGCGCGAAGCAAGTATTTTGCAGCTTCTTGGCGGTTCAGGAAACGAGAATCCACAGACAGGATTGCCAGAATTTGTAACTGATGTGGATATTAAAGCGTATATAGACGCAGTGCTGGCAGGGGGTGGTTCGGACGCCGAGAAAGCAGCAACAATTAATGCAGCAGCAGAACAATATGGGGTCAGTAATGCGCGAATTTCGCAGGCGACGGGGTACAGCCAAGACGTAGTCGATGCATATCTTGCACTTCCACCTCCACCTCCACCTCCACCTCCACCTCCACCTCCACCTCCACCTCCACCTCCACCTCCACCTCCACCTCCATCCCCTCTAGCATATACATATGACGATTATTATGGGGCTGTCTATACTCCCCCTTCTCCTTCACCTACTTATACAGAAGAACTTAAACAAATCTACAATGATCTTGTAGGGCAAGGTAAAAGTCATGCAGAAATTCAAGAAATAGCAGATCAACACGGCGTAGGCAATATTGATGCTTACCGTCCTTCAACACCACCTCCACTTCTATCAACAACAGGAGTATCTCAGACGACTTCTTCAGAAAATCCTTCATCTCCGAATGATCTTTCTACTCCGGCTGTAAGTTTAACAGAAATTAAAGACACTTTTACAAGAGCGATAAAAAATCCTACGCAACAATATTCTGAAGGTCCTGAATTGGGTTTAGTTGGTCAAGATTTTGATATTGGTACGGTAGTTAGAGATTATGGATTAGATTCGGTTTTACAAGCAGTGAAAGGAAATTCAACGCTTGAAACTTTGGCAAAGGCGGCCTTAGGCGATGAAAAAGTAAACACCCCATTAGGGAATCTTTGGGCAAGAGATGCAAGGGCAATATTTAGTAATTTTGAAAAAGCCGGAATCAGCAATATTGAAAACATTCCTATCAACGAAAGAGTAGAGAATGTTGCAACTTTGCAATCGGGCCGTTCAACGTGGGGCTTTGATCTTGTTCCGCAAGAAAATGGCGGGCTTTCTGTTGAAAGCAGCGTTATTTACAAGGCGCCTTGGTATTCAGATTATGCGCCTATTTTGGCGATTGCATCAATTTTCCCTTCCCCAGTACAACCATTTGCCATAGCAGCAAATGCTGCGATTGCAATAAAAGAAGGTGAACCGCTCCAAGCTATCGCTGCGCTTGCCCCACTGGCAGGGCTAGACACGGTAGCCACCGTTGCTCGAGTCGCAGATGCTGTAGAGAAAGGAGATGCGCTTCAAGCTGCTGTGACACTTGCGGGTAGTAAAGTAGGTGCAGACATCGGGAATATAGAAATTTTTGATGGTGTAAATGTAAAGCAAGTGCTCCAAACGGTAAATACCGTCGATTTATTAAGCGAAGGGAAGACAGGTGCAGCATTAGTATCCGCTGGTAATGCGATGGGAAATCAAGAAATTGTTGCAGCGGGACAAACAATTCTTTTTGCAGATGCTTTAGAGTCCGGAAACCCTGCAGCTATGGTAAATGCTGCTGTGAATTTAGGAAATACGGTTCATCGAGCAGCAGGAACAGGTAATGCCCCAATTGATCGCAGTCTTGACACTCCATATACTGGCGACACGTACCAAGATATTTTGCGTACGGCAGATGCAGCAAATATAGCCGACATTGATTCTCAACTTGGGTTCCAAATCGGTGACAGCGGTTACTCACGGGTCGCTGCGCTCTCGACTGCCGATAAAGAAAGTCTAGACGTCAAGCAGGATTTAGGTGCTTTGGCCTTTGCTGCTGCTAAAGCCGCAGGAGCGGATGACCAGACCGCATTCGATGTGTCCAAAGCCGCGACTGTGGGTATTGTAGCGCCTAGAACGAGTATAACTTCGCTCGACACGACCTTCGATCCTGATCTCGTGGAGCTCACCGCAAAAGAAGCGGCGCAAATGGATGCCGGAGAAGCCATAGGTACTGGCGCACTAAATTCTTTAACAGCAAGTAACAATCCAACTGAAGATGAGCAGATTAGTCTTGCGCAAACGAATCAAGCGGTTGGCAGCTTGCTTAGAGACTTTTCAGCCATTGGCTCTACAATTGAGCCAACCGATCTTGCAGACAGTTTAAGACTACTTAAAGACCCTTCTGGAAAACCTTTGCCCGAGTCGGAAGTTACAAGACTTGTTAGTACAGCAACCATGAATCGGACAGGCGTCGATATCATGATGCAGTATTCAAAGGTTAACCCAGAGTCCGGTATTGCACAGCTAGAGCGCAACACTGCCTTGGCGCAAATGGTGGCGGCGGGATTTTCCTCGGAGCGAGCCAATAACCTGCTTAATGGTATTGATGCACAAAAGGCAATCGGATTAGAGAACAATCGCAGCATTCAATCTGCATATAGCAATTTCACATCTGGAAAAGGCACGGAAGAGCAGTTACGAAACGCAATGACATCGGCCGGTTACGCAGATGCAGAAATCAATAATGTAGTTATGCAAGGCAGAGCAATCATTGAAGGTGGCAAACTCACTCCTGGCGAACGGGTTCAAGAACGTGCCGCGAACTTACCTGACATTCGAGCAGAAATCGCAGGTAAATCCACATTTAATGATGCTTATAGACTAGCCCGAGAAAAATTAGGTGCTGGAGCAACTTTCACTTGGCAGGGCAGGAGTTATAGTACCGCAACGGCGCAAGAACGACCTGACTTAACAGGTAGAACGACAACAGCAGGGCCTTCTACAACCGTATCTGAAGCAAACACATCACAGCAAGATACAACACCAACTGCTCAATCAGGTACATCACAGCAAGATACAACACCAACTGCTCAATCAGGGCAGACTGTGAAGGTTGCTGGCCCTGGAGGAAGAACTTTTACGGTAAAGCTCCCGCTTTCTAAGCAGGAAATTGCTGACAGGAACGCGACCGGCATGTTTAACACCGGTGTTAGATCGGTGTTAAATGAAATGGGAAGGAATTTATCAACGCTTGCACAAACAAATCACCAAGCCGCCATAAATTATCTGAAAAACAACCCAGATAGCCCTTGGACGCAAAGCGTAAGCACAGCTTACGAAGCGGCGGGTAACACGATGCGCGACCTTGTGGGTGGTGGCGTGCTGGCCCTAGGTGATAAGCCTCTTGCCTTTAACATCATCGAAGGTGGTGAAGACCTTATTAAGCTAGGTCAGTCAATAGGTACCGGGCCGCAAGATACCGCAAATTGGGAAGAAACAACACGACTTGTGCAAGCTACAACGAATCCTTTTGCAAAAGCCGGTATTGTCGCAGGGCGCATCTTAGACGGAAACAGCGGTTTAGCGCGTCAAGTAGAAGTTGAACTGCGTCAGGAATGGCCGGGGATTTTCTTTGGCGGTGGCACCGTAAGGGGTGCGCTCGTAGCAGGCGGGTTGATTGATGTAGGCGAAACTGGAGGTAGCGGAACAATTGAAGGCTACCAAAAAGCTATCGATGAAGGAAAAACCCATGAGCAAGCTTTGGCCGAAGGTCGTACAAGGGGTTTGGCCCAAGGTGCAACAGAACTTGTAGTTCAGGCTACGCTTGGAAAAATTACTGATGCTGCGCTCGGGCGAACAACTTCTTTTGGAGGGAGAGCCACCACGCGAGTTGGTAAAGAAACCGGTGAAGAGGCGCTTCAAGAGGGTTTAGGGTCAGTTGCTGGCGATGTTGCAACCGGACGAGCGGTTGACGCAAACACAGCTTTGACCAACGCGGTTTTAGGCGGATACACAGGAAAAGGTGGCGCTCTTACAACAACGCCTATATCAACGGCTCAAGATATTTCGGAAAGCTCACGCCCCCCAATTGGCTCAGATCCCGAAGCGGTTAGCCGTTCGCTCAACACGATTCAAACGATTTATGGGGATTCAAAAGCTCAACAAGTCGTTAACACACTCACGTCATCTCCTGACTTAGCGGCTTCTGGGCAGCAAATCGTAACTAGCCTTTCAAATGTACTGGGCAATGACACCGCTTCACAAGTATCAAACAACTTAGTTGCGAATTTTGGACTGAGCAGCGCTTCAAGTGCTTTGCAGGACCAAGACATTAGCCTTGAAAACTTATCAACTGTCGTTGGAGAAACCAAGTCAGGCGATGACATCACACTTGGTGATGCACTTGGCGCTGCGATTACGGGCAATGGCGAGCAAGTTTCTCCCTCAACGGTGGTAGGCACAAACGCCGACGGAACGAACTTCACGCTAGGTGATCTGACAACTACCGTAAAGTCTTCAATAACTGCGCGACCAGAAAGAACCCTTGGTGACGACTTAACTGCAACAGATCTTGGCGGTCAAACAGAAAGAACCCTTGGTGACGACTTAACTGCAACAGATCTTGGCAGTCAAACAGAAAGAACCCTTGGTGACGGTTCAACCGCAACAGTTCTTGGCGGTCGACCAGAAAGAACCTTTGGTGACGGTTCAACCGCAACAAATATAGGTGTAAATACAGGCGCTACAACAGGGGCAACTGTTGGAGCGACCACAAATGTTAGTGCTGACACCAAGTCTGGGGTAGTAACTGGTACTGATACCAAGTCTGGGGTAGTAGCAGACACTGGAGTGAAGATCGGGGCCGGTGTTCAAGTAAATCCAGCGACCGGAGTGACAACTGACACCAAAATCGACGCGAACACCGGGGCATCGACTACGCTGATTACGAATCCGAATACCGGAACAAAAAACACGGTCGTTCTAAACGACAGCACTGGAGTGAACAGCAGCACGGTAGTCGAGAGCAAGACTGGGGTGATTACAGACACTACTACAGACACCAATAATGGGACAACCAGCTCAGTGTCCACGGATCTGAAAACCGGTGCGGTCACAACCACCACTTCAGACAAGAATCTTGGAACTGTAACTCGAGTTACCGAAACTGTTGACGGGACCTCGACTACGACTAAGGACACGACATCGAATGTGACGACCAATGTCACTATAAACAATAACACGAACACAACCACCGAAATTCGCGTAAACACCGACACGGGGAAAGTGGTGGTGACCGAGGTGGTTACAGGGTCGGGCGAAGTAGTAAGGACCGAAACCAAAACGGTGCAAGACCTCACCCCAAAAGAGATCGAGAAGATCGAGGTTAAAGACCCTGAGCCCGTCACCGCAGAAACCGTGCAGACTGCGCAAAAGTCGACGACCAAGTCCACTTCCTTTCGCGCGGCAGCGCCTACTAGGGGTGGCGGGATGCTTATGAGCGCTGCACCTGCGGTGACGTCCGAGATTGAGATGCCCGAAGCGGTGTGGCTAGGTGGAAGATTCCGCACCGACCTACCCTCGATCGCGGCGATGTTCCCGTTTCTTTTCCCTTCCCAAGAGCAGCAGGACACGGCGGCGGTATCCGCGCTGCGCCGCGCTTCAGGTGTCGAACCTCAAGTACCCAAGATGAGAGATATGGACTATTATGCATACGGTAAAGAACCTCAAGTACCCAAGAAGGGTGATATGGACTATTATGCATACGGTAAAGAACCATCGATCGATAGCATGCTCGGACCGTACTTGAACGGGGGATCTGTCCAAAAGTACGCCCAGGGTGGTATAATGATGCCTTCGGCGCTGCAAGCCGCAGTCGGTGGGACACCACACAAGGGTTCGCACTACGTGCAAGGTGCAGGGGGTGGGCAGGACGACCTGATCCCGGCAAGGCTCGCGGATGGTGAGTACGTGTTCGATGCGGAAATCGTAGCGGCACTGGGCGATGGGTCGAACAAAGAAGGGGCACGAAGATTAGATGCAATGCGCGAGGCGATTAGGAAACATAAGCGATCAGGGTCGATTAAAAAGATCCCACCCCCTGCTAAAAGCCCTTTAGCTTATTTTAGAGGATCGAAATAATGAGCCTTACACAAGGGTCGGCATTACCTGATGTTACCACCAAAAAGACTATCGATACGACTGGTCCAACGTGGTACACGAATTACCTCGAAAATCTCGCCAAACTCGGAACCAGTGCACTCGGAACGTTTTCCGCAGACGGCAAGACCTTCACACCCGCGTTAGGTGAGAGTCTAGTCGCAGGTTTTGATCCGCTTCAGACCGAAGCACTTGCTCGGTCAAATGAACTTGAGGGGTACGGCGATTACTTTACCGACGCCGCTGATCTGGCCGAGAAGGCTGGGCAAGGAATCACCCCGGAACTCATCTCTCAATACCTGAACCCATTTATCTCGGGATACACCCCCGAGGACGGCAGCGCAAGAATGCCCGGGGTGGTGGATGAGATGGAGCGACTCTCGCAGCAAAACATGCAGCGGAATCTGACCCCAGCGTTGAAAGCCTTCTTCGGTGGTTCGGGCGGAACCGGGTCGCAACGGATGCTTGGTGCGCTAGGCCAGATGGGTGCGGATATTCAAGCAAATCTAACTGGTGCGCAGACTAAAGCGATGGCGGACGCTTATAACGAAGCAGTGAAAACCGCTGGAACTCAGGCTGGTCTCTACCGTACCGCAGCAGAAACAACTAAGGGTATCGGACAAGCGGATTTGGACGCGGCAATTAAATCGATTACCGGCCAGTTCGATCTAGGTGCGAAGAACCAAGCTTTGGAGCAGTCAAAGCTACTGGCACCGATTGCTACGGCAAAAGCCGCAGGCGACATTTTTGCGAACCTGAAAGTGCCGTCCACAGTGACCGAGGATTACAAGGGTCCGATGCCGGGTGCTTACTCTAATTCGCCCCTGTCCCAAATCGCCGGACTCGGGTCGCTCTTCGCTGCGGGTTCAAGTGGTAAATCGGCAGTTGAAGGAATTACCGATACCTTTAAGAAACTTTTCGGAACAAGCGGCGACGATGGTGGTGGAGCGATTGCTGATTGGTGGAAGGGTTACCAAGCTGGGGCCTCCGCCGGGGATACCGAATATACCTAGCGGTGACTTAGGGACCTAAAATGGATAATACCGTAGAAGACGCGAGCGGCTATAGCCCACTCCTGGCGCAAATGCTCAAGGTCGATCCGAACAAGCTCGAAGACGTGTCCTTGTCCGCGCTCGGAAGACAAGCGATGGGATCGGAGACCGAAGCCTACAAGGCAGCTATGGCCGAGGTGATGGCGGCGCGGCAAGCGATGAAAGCAGCACTTGAGAATCGCAAGGGGCGAGTGGATCCCACGATGCTCGCACTCGCTCAGGGGTTCTTAGCACCTACGCGCACCGGCTCTTTTGGCGAATCGCTCGGTGCCGCAGTGGGGTCCTACCAACAAGCTCAATCGAAAGAGGATTCACGTGCAGCTGAACTCGCGAAAATGCGCTTGGATCTTGCAAACAGTGCAATCAGAGAGGAGAAGGAGGCTGCAACACTGGGCCTCAACATTGCATCGAAGCTCATCCCAAAGCTTACCGCTTTCCAGCAGCAAGTCCAGTCCGAAGGTATCGACCCAAGATCCCCGAAAGGCATCCAGCGAATTCTAGAGCTTCAGGCCATAAATACGGCCACGCCTGAAATGCGAGAGTTCGCGGCATCACAAGGCATATCGCTGACCGACCCCACGTTTGCCTCAAGATTCAGGGTGGCCCAGGCGAATAAACCTTTAACCGATGTCGGAGCAAGACTCGGCGTGGACCTTGCAACACCCGAGGGTCGACAATCGGCGCAAGCAGAGTTACAACGCGAGGCTTTCCGTAGAGAGAATCCTGACGTAGCGAGAGCGCTGGCTTCCTTCGGTGGAGATCCGCTCAAGATCGGCGATCGTCAACGGGCGGAGCAAATAGTTACACGCGCTCGAAATCTTGAAGAATCCTCGAAGTCCCAGAGCATCGAAACCTCAAGGCTTCAGGCCAGCCGATTGCGTCAGGAGATCGAAGAGAATCGCCGCACTGGAAATCCCACCGCAGTCGCCGAGACCGCGAGAGCAGCCGGGGTGCCGCTGGATACAAGAGATCGGTACGCAGGGCTAACGCCAAAGGAAAGGGCTGATAAGCAGACCCGGGACCGAGAGGCTGCAGACAAATATGTATCCGAGAAGATTAATCCCTTCCTCGCGGGACTGGACGACGACGTAAATAACCTGCGCCGCGCACTTGAGCTAAATAAACAGATCAACACCGGGATAGTGAAGGGAATGGGGTACGGTATCGGTGAGGCCGCGAAATACTTCTCCGGTGACCGTGCGAAATTCAACGAGTTCGACTCGCTGGCCGCGCTGTCTGCGAAACAGAACAGGATTCCTGGCGATTCTAACGTGTCGAACATCGACGTGCAGATGATGCGCCTCGGGACGTTCTCCTCAGACAAAGAGCGAAGCAGCAATGACATGATCATTCAATACCAGCTGGCTCAAAGACTTCGTGACCGCGATTACCAAAATTATATGTCCAATTACGCGGCGGTTAATGGTGCTATTACTCCTCATGCTACTGCTGAATGGCGAAGATATTTAGATGCCAATCCTATCATCGCTCGAGACAAAAACGGTAAACTGATCATGAACCCGAATTGGGTGCCTCACACTGTGTATTTTGCCGCTCCGCGAGTGAAGGTAGACGCTACCGGTAGGGAGAAACAGTAATGGCTAAAGAGCGGTTGATCAATGGTGTCATCTACGAATTCCCGGATAATACGTCGGACGAGACTATCGAGCGATTCGTGGCTCGTAAATCCGGAAATGCTCAAGGTTGGACCCCTAAGACGCCGATCAAGCGCGAAGAACCAAATCTCTCCGGCATGCCTGCTGCATTCGCACAGGGACTTACAATGGGGTTCGCGGACGAAGCCATGGCTGGTGCTCGGTCGCTCTCTGGAGGTAATTACCCGGACCTCGTTAAAGCCGAACGCGAATCACTCCGCAAATACCAGGAAGAGCACCCGATTAAAAGTACGATCGCCGAGGTCGCCGGTGCTGCAGTCCCCGCAGTGATAACGGGCGGGGCATCCCTAGCTCCGCAGGTTCCAGCGAGATTTGCTCCGAAGGTAGCACAGTTCCTTTTTGGCTCCTCCCCCTCAATCCCCCGAGCAATGGGGTACGGCGCGGGGCAGGGTGCGATAACCGCTGCTGGAACCACTGAGAAGCCACCAAGTGATCTTCCCGCCGAAATGACCCGAGGAGCTGCTCAGGGGTCGCTCTTCGCGGGTGGGCTCGGGGTGCTCGGCAAGTACGCAGTGATGCCCTCCTTCCGAGCGTTGAAAGCGAAGATGGGATTTGGCGACGATAATAAAGCGGCAGACATCGTCATTTCTCGAGCATTGCAGCAGGACGGCAAGACTCCGGATCAGGCACTAGCAACGCTTCAAGCGGTACAACGTGGTGAAATGACCCTGGCCGATATTGGAGAAGCTACCGCGAACCTGCTTCGCCGTGCCTCCCAGGCACCGGGACAAGCAAGGGACATAACCAAAAGCGCTCTTGTGCAGCGCGAGGTGGGACGAGTCCCTCGGGTGTCTGACGACCTCCGTACCTTGATGTCAGGTAGCAAAGACTTCTACACCGACGTCCAGAACCTACTAGATTCCAGGCGAACCTCGGCCAACGCGCTCTACCAAGATGCGTGGTCAAATGCTCCTATTTTCACCCCGCAGAATTCGCAGGATCTGGCCAGACTCTCGAATCTACCCTCGTTCAAAGAGGCGATGAAAGTCGGCCAGCGCAGGATGGAAGACCAGGGGATCGATGTTTCGAAGCCCCAAAACGTGCTCCGTGGGCTGCACGAGACGAAGCTCGCATTGGATGACCTAATTGACGCGCAAACAGACTCGATCACCCGTAAAGTGTCGCACCAAGGCGTGACCTTAATGGGTATGCGAAATCGGTTGGTTCAAGAAATGGAGAAGCTCTCGCCCCAGTACCAACAAGCGCGACTCCAGTATGCCGGGGACTCCGAGATGCTCGATGCTATGGAGAAGGGTAAACGCGTGTATCAGTCCCCCGAAATGATTATGCGGCGCGAGATCGCAGATTTCTCCCGGAACCCCTCGGTTTACGACGCTTACCGTGCTGGGATCGCACAATCAATGCTCGAGAGACTCCGCGCAGGGGGCGGTGCAGCAGATCCTCTACGTACGGTGTTCCCTAAGGATAGCGAAGCCAAAATACGGCAAGCGTTCAGGGACGACCGAGCATTCGACGAGTTCAAGAGCCGACTTCTCGAGGAATCTAAGATGCTCAACACCGAGAAAGCCGGGTTCCGACGGACTGCGATCGATACCGACCTTGACTCTCAGGAGGCCTCCGGGGTGGGTAGGTCGGTCCAGGCGGCGCTGTCGGGTAGGTCGGTCCAGGCGGCGCTCGAAGCACTCCGCGCAACGTTCCCCCGGGTCACTGGGATGCCGGAACAGACGGCACAATCCGTGGCGAGTAAGCTCACCACTCCTACCACGGGACTAGACTCGGTGATCGAGGGCATTCTGCGAAGCTTGCAAGCGGAAGAGGCGGCGTTAAAATCCCAATCCGCCCTGGTCAACATCGGTGGAGCGCTCGCCGGAAGCCAAGCGGCAGCAAGGAAACCTACTCCTCAATATCCGGAGGACACCCAGGGGCGCGAGGATGGGTCTCCGGCTGGCTCCTTGGGGTCTCCGTTGAGCTTGCAGAGGTAGCGAGCTACGTTAATAGCCACTGGGGGTTCGAGCGCCTCCGAGAGGCTCTCCTTGCGGTTCTTGTTTTGCACACCCGCATGAACCTTGCCCTGGCGATGACTCATGTGGCCCGTGGAGCAGGGTTGCCGTCTGGAACCCCTCAAGACCGTTCCGTTGTTCCACTGTGGTGGAACAGAGATGGAACAGAGTAGGAACAGCCTACTAGCTCTGAGGCTCCGTCGGACGGGCGTTCTGAGGCAGTGGTATTCATGTTCCTGTTCCACTGTTCCATCTGATATATATACATATTCAAGTTCGAAACACGAATAATATACGTATATATGCATGGAACAATGGAACAATTGCCGAGAGGCCTTACGTGACGAGGGTTCTGGCTGTTCCACCTGTGTTCCATCATAATGGAACGGTGGAACAAGGTCGGAGCAATGCTAAGACTTGCGCTCCGGGGAGAGATGTATTATAATTATACCAGCCCACCGAGGTGGTGTCAATAGTAATAGATAGAGGAACATAAAGGATGGAAGGGTTAGTGAACGACTTCGCCGATTTATTCTCGGGGAACCTGCGCTCTTACGGGCGGTGGGATCCGGTCTCCGGGAACATGTCGACGGTAAAAGGGGAGGTCTCGAACGACCAGTACCTGGAACACCTGGAGGGTGGAATCGGGTTAGGGATCGTTCCTGTCTCGGACGGTGGTACCTGCAAGTTCGGGGCGATCGATGTGGACAAGCACGAGTCGCCGGAGGATATTGATTTCAAGGCGTTGCAAGCCAAGATCAACGAGTACCGGCTTCCGCTGGTGATGTGCCGGACCAAACGCGGGGGTGCACACCTATACCTTTTTGGCGACGAATACCTCCCGGCCAAGCAGGTGCGACGGGTGCTCGGATCGTGGCGGGATGTACTGGGGATTAAGCACAAGACCGAGATCTTTCCGAAGCAGGACTCGCTCGTAACTTCGAGTGGCGAGAAGGCGCTTGGTAACTGGATTAACCTTTGCTACTTCGACGCTGAGCAGACGCTCAGGTACGGATTCGACGATGATTGCAACAAGCTCTCGTTTGATCTTTTCCTTCAATATGCGCAAAGCAAGCGCGTCACCGTCGAGCAACTCGCCGAGCTTACCCTTCGCGAGCACCTGGAGGCACCACCCTGCATCCAAAAGATGATTCACTCCGGCGTCGAGTCCGGTGCTCGGAATGAGGCGCTGTACAACGTCACCGTGTACCTGAAGAGGGCGAGGCCCGATAACTTTTTCGACGACGCGGTAGCGCTTAACGGTACGATGTTCGATAAACCGCTCGGGAACGCGGAAGCGAAAAAGGTCATTCGTTCCGCCTCACGGCGCGACTACCTGTATCGGTGTGCCGAGGAGCCCTGCAAGTCGCTTTGCGATCGGAAGGTGTGTGTAACCCGCGAGTTCGGAATCTCGATGGATGAGAAAAAAGTACTCGACGCCCACGACGCGCTACCCCAGTTCTCGGAGCTGATCGAATACCTGTCGGACCCGCCTCGGTGGGGTATACACGTCAACGGGCAGTTGATCTCGAACATCCCGACCGTGGTGCTGAGGGACCCGAGCCTGATGGGTACGCTCATCTTCGAGCGACTCAAGATCAACATCCCGAAGATCACCCTCGATAATTGGCGCTCCCGGGTGTTGGATCCGCTGGTACCGAATATCCGGACGATCGAGGTGCCGAAGGAGGCGTCGGCGTCAGGGATCGTGCAAGCGAAGTTCGCCGAGTTCGTGCAGAAGGCCGATCTGTCCAAGGACGGGAAGGACACCAGTGATCGTAAAGCGCTGCTGCGTAACATCCCGATCGTGCAGGTCATCGACGGGACGCGTTGCGTAGTGTTCCGGGGGACCGCCTTCTCTGAGTACTTGAAGCGGAATAAAGCCGAGGTTCAGACCGGCATGGATCTGTGGACCACGCTGCGGCGCGATTGCAACGCCTCACACGATAAAATCCGCGTGCCGGGTGGTAAGACCCTGAACGTCTGGTACGCTCCCATCACCGAGGAATATGAGGTCAAGGTCGATGAGCCTGAATTTACAACCGAGTTCTAAAGAGACGAGTATCGATTATGACCCTAAAACCGGACGATTCATCGTCTCTTCCCAGCCTTGGCTTCTGGAAAAAGTGCGACAGATTCCTAATCGTCGCTGGGATTCTCGTCGAAGAGTGTGGACTGCTCCTGCGTTGCGAGCTAATGCTGAGTATATACTCGGTGCTTTTCAAAGTCGCTGTCTTACTGACCGAGCTTCTGCTGCAGCTCAAGCGGCTCTCGAGAAATCCCGTCCTGTTCAGGGCTCAATGTTTCCGGCTGGTTACACTTTCCGAACGACTCCTCGGCCGTATCAGAGACAAGCTCTTGATCGAGCATTCGACAAGAATGTCTTTGCGTATTATATGGACATGGGTACAGGGAAAACGAAGGTCTCTTTGGACCTGTTAGGTGCGCTGTACCTTGACCAAAAGGTAGACCGCCTCCTCGTCGTTACTAAGTTTTCGACCCGCAGGAATTGGGAGCGTGAGGTCGGGATTCACCTGCCCTTCGAGGCGGACATCATGGTGCTTGATACCACGAAGCCCAAAGTGTTCGAGAAGTGGAACACGGCGGGTGATCGGTTCAAAATCCTTATCGTCGGGACCGAATCGCTCGCCGCAGGATCTGCCGTGAACTACGCGGACGCATTTCTGATGGTTTCGACTCGGGCCGCGATGGTGGTGGATGAGGCACACATGATCAAGAACCATTCGGCGGTGAGGAGTAAGGCATGCGTCTCGCTCGGCCGCAAAGCCGAGTACCGGTTCATCATGACCGGCACCCCGGTGGCGAATGGTCCGATGGACGTCTTTATGCAGTTCGAGTTCCTGGACCCGAATATCATCGGGATAGGGGATTTCTATTCTTTCCGTAATCGCTACGCGGTGATGGGCGGCTACGAGGGGAAGGAGATCGTCGGGTATCAGAATCTGGATGAACTGATCGAACTGATTTCCCCGTTCATCTTCCAGGTGCGTAAGTCCGAGGTGCTCACCGAGTTACCCCCGAAAGTGTTCGCTGTGCGCGAAGTGCAGATGACTGATGAGCAAAAAAGATTATATCGACAGATTTCTAAAGAAGACAAAGCAGTATCTGGAGATCGAGGCGTCACCGTCAAGTCAGTGCTTGAGCGAATGCTCAGGCTACAGGAGATCTGTGGCGGGATCATTGCGTACGAGCGAAATCCTGACCTTTACAATCCGGACATGTACGAGCATTGTCGTATCCCGGGTAAGAATCCGAAGGTCGAAGAGCTAAAGGCGATAATGGAGGAAACCGACGGCTCGGTGATCATTTGGTGTCGATTTCTGGAGGAGATCGCGATGGTGAGCGAGGCCTTACGCGAGACTTACGGTCGGCGATCCGTAGTAGAAATCCACGGCGGTATTGGGGAGCTGCAGCGGGATGATAATGTCCAGGCATTTCAGCGCGGCAAAGCGCGGTTTCTAGTCGGCAATGCAGCAACGGGTGGTGTGGGTCTGAATATGACTCGGGCTGAGACTGTGGTGTATTTTTCGAATTCGTTCTCCTTTACCGATCGTGATCAGTCCGAGGATCGTGCGCATCGGATCGGGCAGACGAAGTCGGTTACTTATATTGATCTGGTGTGCGAGGGGTCGGTGGACGAGGTGGTGCTTGATGCACTGCGAAGTAAAAAGGACGTCTCCGAATACGTGCGCCGGAGCATTAATGATGCAAACGAAGATATCTTACGCCGATTACTCTCCTAGTGGTATAATAGGAGTCTGCTACATAGAGGAATAGAGCGATGTCATTCCGAGTATTCGTGACCCAAGAAGTCACTACCGCGAACTACACCGACCTTGATCGGTGGGGGGAACCCACATTCTTAACCGCGTCTGAGGTCTCGAATGTACGAACTTCGGTCCATAACCGTAAACTGGTACACGTCATCCGATCGAAGCTCGAGACCTTTGACCCGCAGCGTGACTATATCGCACCGTCTGGATCTCCAATTGTCACGGGGATTGTATTCGCTGTACTGGCAGCTCAGGGCGTCCGAAAGTTCCCAGTACTCAAGTGGAATAACCGAGACCGGATATACACTTTGGTCCTTGTAGAAATTGATTCGACGGAGGTGGAAGATGTCATCTGAAGACGCACTCAACGAGGAATTCCGGATCTACGACGGATTAAAGCTCACCGAGCTGATAATTCGCATGCACGAGATTCAGGGCAAGAAGGACCGGCTCGAAGCTCAGGCGAAAGAACTGAACAAGCATTTTGACTTCTTGCGAATCACCAAGATCCCCGGGCAGATGGAAGAGGAGGGGATCGACCGAATCAACGTCACCGGGGTGGGACGGGTGTCGCTCACCGCAGATATGCACGTGTCGGTCAAGGCGGACAAGAAGGCTGATTTCTACCAGTGGCTGCGCGATAACGGTCGGTCGGACTTGATCGCCGAGACTGTGAATCCGTCGACGTTAAAGGCTACGGTAAAGAATATGGTCAAGAGCGGTGAGGCGTATCCGGATGAACTCCTGAACGTTTCTCCTTTCACGCGTGCCTCGATTACGAAGGCATAAGGACGAATTCGGCGCAAGCCGGGTACTGGCGGGAGGTCCCGTCTGTTAATTGTAATGGAGTAATCACAAATGGCGAAAGCTAAAGGGTTAGTTGCTACCGCGAAGAGCGATTTCAATATTGTCACTACGGATGCTCCCGAGTGGCTCCCGACCGGCACGACGCGGGGAACGGAGAACATCACGACGGACGACATGATCATTCCTCGAATCGAGCTGATTCAGGCGTTATCCCCTGCGCGGAACAAGAAGGACTCCTCCTACATCGAGGGGGCCGAAGAGGGGATGCTGTTCAATAACGTGACCCGCGAGCTTTACGGCGAGTCGGTCACCGTGATCCCGGTGTTCTACACCAAGCAGTACCTGATCTGGAAGGACCGCAAGCTCGGTGGCGGCAGCAATGGCTTTCGGGGCGCATTCAACACCCGCGAGGATGCACTGGCCGAGATCTCCAAGCTCGGTGAAGATGGGCTCGAAGCGACAGATACCGCGCAGCACTTCGTGCTCGTACATCATCTGGGGCAGGTCACCGAAGCTGTGCTTTCGATGAGCAAGTCGAAGATGAAGGTCAGCAAGCGTTGGAATTCGTTGGTGCGCATGACAAATATGGATTCGTTCGCTCGCGCTTACACGTTGTCTTCGGTTGAAGAGACCAACGCGCGGAACGAGTCTTATTATAATTTCAACATCGCACCGTTTGGATTCGTGAACAAATCGCTTTACGATCGGGCTCTCCAGCTCTTCACCACGATCAAGTCCGGTGGCGTCAAGGTCAGCAATGATTACGATGCTGCCGATGCTGGTGAATCTGAGTACTGATGCACGTCCGGGCCATTTACGGTCCTCCTGGCACCGGTAAGACCACGGAGTTACTGCGGTTAGTGCAGTACACACGCGAGACCGGTGTCCAGGCCGAGCAGATAGCGTTTCTATCGTTCACCCGTGCGGCGGCGAGTGAAGCGTTATCCAGGCTCGGTCTGAAGCGGTCCGATAACGTATCGACGATTCACGCGATGGCGTTTCGCTCTCTGAGGTTGAAGCAAGCTCAGGTGGTGGACCATATCAAGCTGCGTGAGTTCTCTAAAGTCACCGGCATTCCGATCGTCGGCAAGTCCCCCGAGGACGATGAAGAGCGCACCGACGGGGATGCTTACTTGGATCTTCTTAACTATGCACGGAACACTTTTAGCCACCCTTCCGAAGTCTACGAGACTTCGGATCGTCCGGGCACTCGTGCGGAATACGAGATGTTCGTCTCTGCGTACGCGAACTGGAAGAAGACCTACGGTTATTACGACTTCACCGATATGCTCGAACGAGCCAGTTCGGGAGCTGTTCGACAAGGGATTGAGGTCCTTTTTGTCGACGAGGCGCAAGACCTTTCACCTCTGCAGTGGCGTGTTATTGAGCGGCTCACAAAACGCGCTCATCAAGTTTTTGTCGCGGGGGATGATGACCAAGCAATATATGCTTGGTCGGGCGCTGATCCACACGGTATGGCAAAATTCTGTTCGAAGCACAAGGGTGATAGCGTTGTGCTCTCGCTCTCGCATCGACTTCCTGTTGCAGTGCACCAAAAGTCCCAGTCCCTCATTCGCCGAGTCCTTTTCCGCGTGGATAAGAAGTTCGATTCTTGTGGACGCTCAGGCACAGTACGGAACCATGGGTCAATGGCGTCGGTTGATGTTGAACACGGCGAGGATACGCTGGTTTTGGCACGGACGCATTCAATCCTGCGCGAGGCTGAAAACGCGCTCATCGATCGCCGCATCCCCTATGTTCGCGAATCGGGCCGTCCGGGAATGTTCCAGAATCGGTATGCCGTTGGCCTTCGATCCTACAACAAGATTCGTGACGGAAAACGTTTATCAGACTCTGATCGATCGGCTCTCTTTACAGTGGGATCAAGGGAGACAAAGGCAGCGCTTGAAAGAAACGATTACATGGCAGTCGTGGCATTCCCCTTCTACATTGCGATCGAAATGCCACACCGCGTTATCGATTACTACCAGGAGGTCGACGTCGATGTGGAGCCGACTATACGACTCTCCACTATTCACGCAGCTAAGGGCCATGAGGCGAATCGCGTCATCGTACTTACGAATATGACGAACCGCGTGGCGGATAATGCACACACTAAGCCTGATGATGAGATCCGGGTGTGGTACGTGGCGTTGACACGCAGCAAAGACGTATTGGATATTGTGGAGGGCTACAATGGCTATAACCTAGATAATTGACAGATAACCCCACGAGTGATATAATAGACCCTTCACCACTATAGAGGACTTAATGAAACAGTACGACAACACCAATTCCGGTCTGTTGATGCGGAATGAAAATCGGACCACAGACTCGCATCCCGAATTTACTGGATCGCTTAACGTTGAAGGTCGCGACTTCTGGGTCTCGGCCTGGGTCAACATTGGCAAGCCCGGATCTAAGATCGAGGGGAAGCGCTACTTCTCGATTAAGGTCACGCCGAAGGACGCTCCGAACCGCGCGAACACGGGTCGCAAGAACGCGGCGACGAATTACGACGATATAGACGACGATATCCCATTTTGATGAACATCCCACGCATTGACGGTCAAATCCCCTACTTGGTGGTGGACACTGAAACCACCGGCCTCAATTGGTTGGAGGATGAGGTATTTGGCGTCTCGATCGCACTTCCTGACGGCACCGCCGGGTACTGGGATGTACGGGCGACGCCAAAGATCCTGGATTGGCTAAGCGATCTTATCGCCGAGGATCGGGTTGGGGTGTGGGTTGGGCATAATTTCAAGTTCGACCTGCACTTCCTGCGTGAAGCTCGGGTGAGCATTCCGACCGACCGGATCGATTGCACGATGATTCGGGCGGCGCTGATCAATGAGCATGAACCGACCTACGGGCTGGATTTCTTGGCGCGGAAGTACGTTGGGGCGCAGAAGGACACGGAGATTTACGATGAACTGGCGAAGATATTTGGTGGCCGTGCTACACGCAACGCGCAGATGCCGAACATTTCACGCGCTCCTCAAGAGATCGTGGCGCGGTATGCAATCCTGGACGCGGTAGTCACGCGGAAGCTTTACCTGTGGCAGCGCGACGAGATCGAGAAGCAGAACCTGCATCGAGTCCATAGTCTCGAGCGTGAACTAATGCCCGTCATTATCGATATGGAGACCGAGGGTGTGCGGGTCGACGTCGATATGGCCGAGAGAGCCTCCCGACACCTCACGAAGCGCATCGACGATATGCAGCGGGACTTGAATACGGAGGCCGGGTTCGAGATCAACCCGAACCCCTCCGGATCGATCGCGCAGCTATTCAAGCCGACCCTAGGGGAGGACAATGAGTGGTACCTGATCGACGGGACCCGGGCAGGGAAGACCGATGGCGGGAAGGCATCGATCGACGCTGATTGCTTGCGTCGTATGAAGCATCCGGCGGCGAAGATGATCCTTGATCTCCGCAAAATGCTCAAGACCCGCGACACTTTCATTCAGGGCCATATCCTTGGTCACCAGCAGGACGGGGTGATACACTGTAACTACAACCAGACCAAGAACGATGCGGAGGCCGGGACCGGCACCGGGCGGCTTTCGATCACAAATCCGGCGCTGCAGCAGATTCCGTCGCGGGACGTAGCGATCAAATCGCTCGTGCGCCCGATCTTCAAGGCGGACCACGGCGCGAAATGGTTGGGGCTCGATTGGTCGCAGTTCGAATTCCGGGTAGCGAATCACTACGGGCAGGTGCCGTCGATCCTGGAGGCCTACCGGGTAAATCCGAATCTGGACTTTCACCAGTTGGTGTCCGATATGACCGGCATCCCCCGGAACGCGCAGTACGCCGGGGGTCCATCCTCGAAGGCGATAAATCTCGGGCTCGCTTTCAATATGGGTTCCGGGCGGCTGGCCCAAGAATGCGGACTTCCCTACACCGAGGAGACGGGGCCGAATGGGAACGCGTACCTTAAGGCGGGACCCGAGGCAATGGAGCTTTTCGAGCGGTACCATGCCGCGAACCCCGGGATGCGGAACATGGCAAACAAGGCGAGTTCGATCGCCAAAGAGCGCGGGTTCGTGCATTCGATCTTGGGGCGGCATATTCGATTCCCGGGTGGGCAATTCGTGCACAAGGCGTCGGGGCTGATTTACCAAGCGACGTCGGCCGACTGCATGAAAATGAAGCTCATTGAGCTTCACCGCTATTTGACCGGCCACGGGGTGGGGCGGCTGCTGCTGTCCGTGCATGATGAGGTCGGAATCTCGCTTGATAAGGATTCGCTGAATCACGCCGCGAAGATCGCGCAGATTTACACTACATTTGATGGTATCGATTGCCCGATCAAGCTCCGGGTACCGATTACCTGTGATTGGGGCTTGGGTGAAGACTGGTACGAGGCAAAAGGATGAAGAAAATCGATTTGGTTATTGACCTTCAATTCGGCAGCACGGGTAAGGGGTTGATCGTCGGTACTCTTTCTACCTACGAGGGGTACGACACGGTGATTACCGCATGGGCACCAAACGCGGGGCATACGTTCATTGATGCCCGGGGGCGAAAGTTCGTACATACGCATCTGGCCAACGGCATCGTGGCCCCCTACCTTCGTAGGGTACTGTTGGGTCCAGGCTCGGTCATCAATCCGGCGCAGCTCCTGGCCGAGATCGAGCAGTGCAAGGATATAATTGAAGAGAAGCGAATCAAGATCATGATTCACCCGCATGCAGCGGTGGTGACTGATGAACACTTGGAGGAGGAGGCGCAAAGCATGACGGCGATCGGCTCGACCAAGAAGGGCGTGGGCGCGGCGATGATCTCTCGAATCCGTCGGCAGCCAAACAAACCGGCCGTCGCGAAGGACTTCTTTGAACTCATGGATCTGGTGTGCACCACCGAGCAGTACACGCGAGCGGTACACGATTCGACTCATATTCTAATCGAGGGTGCACAGGGCGTTGGGCTCTCTATGTACCACGGTTTTTACCCCTACACGACCTCGCGGGACGTCAGCACCTTTCAAATCCTGGCCGATTGTGGAATTCCGGCGACGATCTTCAATCAGGCTTCCTGTCGTGTGGTCGGCACCGCGCGGACCTACCCGATCCGGGTAGCAAATCGATTCGATTCGGACGGGCGGCAGGTGGGCTTCAGTGGGCCGGGACACCTGGACCAGACCGAGATCTCGTTCGAGCAGATCGGTCAGCCGACCGAACTCACCACGGTGACCAAGCTTCCCAGGCGCATTTTTACATTCAGTCGGCAGCAGATCCTTGGGGCGATCGACCTTTCTGGCGCGAGCGAGGTGTTTTTGAATTTCGTGAATTACGTGCAGGACGAGCAGTACCTGCTATCGATCGTGAACGCGATCGAGGAGGCCGGGGCTAGAATTAAATGGTTGGGTCTAGGTCCAGATATCCTCTCGGTGGTGCTGCTGTCCGAGGGTGAGAACTACACGGCGCGGCGCAAAGAGATCGTGTCCAAGTGGCAGCGTTACCAATTTCGTAATTAAGTAGGAGCTTAAAAGATGGCGAGTGAATTCATAATGAACTCGTTGCTTCACACCAACGAGAAAAACCCCCTTCCTTGGTCTATCCACCCGGATACCGACTTGGTGGTGGTGGATGCGAACGGTGCGGCGGTCGCGAACTTTGAGGTAAGGCACCAACACAAGGGTGTACTCGCGAATTGCGAGAAGAATGCAGACTTGGCTGTGCGATCCGTTAACGCATTTGCCAAGCGCGGAGGGGCAGATATCCGGCGGCTGCAGCAGGTGGTCACCACTTGGGCGGACGAAGTGTTCCCGCATAGAAAGACACCCGACATTTTGCTTAAGCTCTACGAGGAGGTGGGTGAGTACGCCCGTGATCCGAAGGCGGCGGCAGAGTTCGCGGATATAATGATTTTGTTGCTCGATCTAGCGGCGATCAATGGCATCGATATTCAAAGGGCGGTTACCGAAAAAATGGCGTTGAACGTTGGACGTAAGTGGATCGTGGACTCTCAAACCCGTATTATGAGGCATACATATGATGAAAACCCGTAATCAAGTATTCGAGATCTGGTACACGCGTCGGTTTGGCGAGTTACTAGGCGAACAGGACTCGCACACCAGAGAGTTCGTGCGGGAGATATGGAATCAGGCGCTCAGTCGTGCCGTGGATCACTTCGAGTTCGAGAATTTCGAACCTCTTGAAAGTGGACAGATCATCGACCGGCTTGAGCGTCTTAAAGCGATAAGGTAATCAGGATGAGTTTTTCTCTAGCTGAACAGCTCCGTGCTTCGCACGTTAAACGGTGGCAGATCGTCAACGTTTCGCGCACCCAGAATCTCGCGGAGCATCATTTTAACGTCACCCTCATTGTCGGTCAACTCGCTCGACACTGCAGGGACAAGCGGCTGCTCGACCCCCAGTACGCGTTGAGGCTCATGTACTGGTCGCTCTCGCACGATATGGTCGAGGTTCGTACTGGGGACACCCCGACGCCCTACAAGCGGGTGTTAGAGCAGGTGGGTGGGCCGGACATTATCGACAAGTCCGAGGAGGTCGTGGATCCCGAGTACATTGCCGACAAGCGTCGGATCGCTGGGACGCCCATCGAAATGTATGTGGAGATCGCGGATTTGATCGAGGCGATTTGGTTCCTGAGTGACCATGGAATTGGCAAGAGCGCAGTCGCCGTCCGGGCGGGGCTCGAAGCGTCGCTCGACCGATGTGTGCAGAAGTGGCGTGGGGTTTTTAGGGAATTGGATATTGATTTCGCGGTGTGCCGCGTAAGTGAGGAGATCGGAATATGAAATGCGTTAAATGTGGCGGTATCACCCAGGTCACGACCGTGTACCAAAACGCGAATGGTGGAACGCGTCGCCGCAGGGCATGCACGGTCTGTCAATTCCGATTCACCACGCGCGAGTATCCGTCGATCACGGATCCGAAGCTCAAAGAGTACTATTTGGAGACAGATGTTGACACAGATACCCCGCCCGTGATATAATTCGGGTCTTAACACACATAGAGGAACTTAATGACCCCGATTTTTTACAATCTCCACCAGTCCTGCGACTTCGACTTTCCGTCTTATCGCAAGATCCCGATGTTCGTGCGACAGGCCGCGCGATCACTGGTTACCGATTTCGAGCCGCTTAAAGACGTCGATTTGATCACCGCGCATTCGGTTGAGTACGTGGTAAACGTGTTCTTGGGGAAGATTTCTAACGGATTCAGAAACACCGACTCGACGCTCAACGAGACACTCAGGTACACGAACGCGAACTTCTTGGCTGCAACTCGGCACGTGAGCGAGAAGAAAACGGAGGTCGCATGCTCAGCGACCCAGGGCTTCCACCACGCAGGGTTCGATTTCGGAGGAGGGTACTGCACGTTCAACGGGTTAATGATCGCGGCGCTCAGCGATGGAGTGATCAAACCGGCGCTTATTCTCGACGGTGACGGCCACTACGGGGATGGGACGGACGACATCATCGAGGCGCTGGCTATGCGCGACCGAGTGCGGCACGTGACGAATCTTGATATGCAATCATTCGTCTCGCGCTACAAGCCGAACGCTTGTAACTGGGAAGTGTGGGCCTCCGGCTTGATTTCGTCGTCGAAGCCTAGTATAATAATGTACCAAGCCGGCGCTGACGCATGGATCGAGGATCCTTATGGTGCGGGGTACCTCACTCTTGAGGGTCTGCGGAATCGTGACCTCGGGATCTTTCGCGCAGCCAGGAAGTCCAAGATCCCTCTCGTGTGGAATCTCGCCGGTGGATACTGCAAAGATGTTCAGCGCACGGTAGACGTGCATATTCAGACACTCAAAGCCAGCGACGAGGTGTACTATGGCGGGACCTAGGAAAGCACTCACATTCTTGGACCTTATGGGTCATGCCGGAGCGGGAACCCGAGAGTTGGCAAATATCCCGGGGGCGAAACGCATCCCGGAATCTTTCGCCAGAGCGCAGAAAGGGATGGTTCCCGCCGAGGTTATTGAGCAGTACAACAAGGATGAGATGTTCGGGAAGGACAAGAAGACGGGTGTAGCGAGGCAATTGGTCCAGTTGCCAAGCGCTAAAGCTCCCGCGTTGTTGGTGAGCGACCGGGCGCGCATGACACAAGGAAAACTGCCGCTGCACTCGAGCATAACGCAACAGGTGATAAACCCATTGGACCCCTACAACCCGTTGTCTGAATTTTCGGCAACCCCGGGTTTCGTCACACCTCCTGCTGAGGAGCTTTACCGCCGGATGCACGATCGTGCCGAGAATGCACAACGGGCGAAAATCGTTCCGGATGATGTCGGTGTGTATGATATTGGGTCGTTGAATGCTGGTCGGTTGGGGAAGGAGGGGTTCGGTGCTATGCAGTATGCGGCACTCTACGACCAACTTCGTGCCGCAGGAGCTTTTTCAGGTCCGACGGGCCTCACCGATATCAACGAATTACGCAGGCTGGGTAACGTGATGTCCTACGGTCTTCGGCATGGTGACTACGAGAACATCGCCCCGGTTATAAGCTTTATGAATAGATCGCCCCAATTATTTCACCGCGCGGAATATGCGGACTGGTTGGCTCGCCCCTTGATGGACATCTTGCAGCAGGGTAAAGGCGATCCGATTTTCGACGCAGCGGTGGCGTTGGAACCCGTGGACTTGGCGAACATGACACCGGACCAGATCACCGGGGTGTTGGGTCTAAAAGAAGCGCAGTTGACTCGCGCCGCAGGTCCGGTAAGTGAACCGGGCATGCTCGAGGCGGCGGATCTTGGTCTGCTTCGCCACTTAGCGGTCCCTGCTCTTAAAAATCCTAGTGCCGGAAAAATAGCGAGGGGTATCGGTCCCAACACCCTGGGCCGTGCGGCAACGGTGGAGCAGTTAATTGAGAAGATCCTCGCGGGTCGCACCGGAGAGGAAGCGGCGGAGGAGATTATGGATCAATCAAAGCGTCGCGGGATGAATTTAGAGGAAGGGTTTAAGGGTAGGTACAAAGGTGGTGGTTCGGTCGCTTCCTTTTCCGGTGGTGGTGGAGTAAAAAAGAATGTGGCTGAAATGGCTGCGGAACTTGCTACTAAAGGTACCAAGACTCCGGATATGTCCAGGCGTAAATTTATGTCTCTAGGCAATGTTTTCAATTCTCCGACCTCGACGCTTAATCTACCGGTGACTGCCACCGAAGCGGCGAAGATGTCGCAAGATCCGGCGTTATCGGCTATCGAGAAAATAGCGGAGGCTCCCGTCTCCAGACGGCAGGTACTCAAGGGTGCTTTGGCGCAGGGTGCGCAACGAGTGCTACCTGAGATTTCGCCTACTAGTGCTCTATCACGTGCTATTGATGCGGCCACTGGTGCACCACAAACAGCAAGCACCATCCCGGGTCTTGTGGCTCAGGGTTTAAACATGAAGCTTAAAGGGCAAGAATTGGTCGACTTTGTAACTCGCTCGATGCCACCGAGCGACGTTCATACTCCAAAATCGCTAAAGTTTACGACGGAACTCCTAGCTTCTAACATCAAAAAGCCTGAACCCTATATCGACATGTACTATGATTATGACCCTTCTTCGATTCGTTTACAAATCCTCACCGATCAGTTGTTTCCTGAGGCTAAGAGGCCACCAAGCGGAATGGGTTTGCGACCGACGTTGCGCGAGATTCAAGAATATAATCCTAAAGCATACGATAAGCTCGTAAAATCAGCGACTACACTCAGGGATCAAATCGCCAAGGATCTCGAAGATGACTAACCAAGGAGAATGATAGATTATGAATGTTTATCTCAATGCAATACTCGAGGAGCGCGGCTCCGAATATGGCGATTTCACCGCACAGGCGCAGATCTCCCAGGCGCTGCAGGACATAGCTAGGGCCGGGTGCAGCTACACCTCGACGGAATCCTACCAGAGGGAGGCACTCGCAATGATTTTACACAAAATCTCTAGGATCGTTAATGGAAACACACGGAACGTTGACTCATGGGCGGATATCGCCGGATATGCCACACTCGTTGCAAACCGACTACAAAAGGGAGGGGGGATTGACAGATTGTAGCACCCGTGTTATAATAGAGTCTCCAGTAAACAAACCGATAGAGGACGAAAATGGCAAAGAAGACACCAGTAATCACCGAGCAGATGGTCGACGAATTGGCGCGGGTCCGCCAGCAGCTTGCCGAGCTTGTGGCGCGGGAGAAAGCGTTGAAGGAGAGCTTTCGCGAGGCGGGTGCAGCCGTCTACAGGGGCCGACAGTTCCAGGTCGAGATTACATTCTCATCCCAAAGTCGGTTAGACTCGCAAGCGGTGAAGGATGCTCTTGGGCCGAAGTGGATTGCCGAGCACCAGAAAGCGGTGGAACTAATGAATATCCGCTCGATGGTCCTGGTGCGATAAAGCCCCGATACGTGACGACGCGTAAGGGGGTCCGGATCGGGTACACGTATGTACCCCGTCCGGTTTACGATCAAAGCGGTGACATGGACCGGCTGCAAACCGCGTTGCTGCACCGCCGTACAGACGCCTGGGTTGGGGCGAAGGATCTCCTGGCCTACGCGATCGGGATAGCGGCGCTTCTTTCTTTATTTTGGGCCAAGGACCTTTATCAATGGGTAGACAGTCTAATTTAGCCGACAATTCGACCTAAGGAGGAAAGTTTAAAGAAAACAACACTTTACTACCGTTCGTCGGACGACTGGCCAGATCCATTGACAAGTTGTCCCACTGGTATTATAATAGAGGTTCATCAACCACAATAGAGGACAGTAAAAATGGCACACGAACTCGATTTTTCAAATGGTCGCGCGAACATGGCCTACGTCGGTCGTACTCCTTGGCACGGGCTGGGACAAGAGCTTGACGCGAATGCGACGCTCGACACCTGGATCGAGCAGGCGGGGTTTGACTGGGAAGTCAAGAAAGGCGCGATTCAGTACGAGGTGCGCGACGAGGAAAATCACCCCGTCTGCGTGAACACGGTTCCAAACCGCTGGGTGCTTTATCGCTCAGACACCGGCAAACCGCTTTCGGTCATGTCCTCGAACTACAACATCACCCAGCCGCGCGACGTGATGGAGTTCTTCCGGAACCTGATCGATATCGGCGGGTTCAAGATGGAGACCGCCGGAATGCTCCGTGATGGTGCCACCTACTGGGCGCTCGCTCGGATTGACGATTCGTTCGACGTCGGTGGCGGCGACACGATCCGCCCCTACGTTCAGGTCGCGACCTCGTGCGACGGAACGTTGGCGAACGTCGCCCAGTTCACCTCGGTACGGACCGTATGCCAGAACACGCTGAACGACGCGCTTCGCGAGTCCCAGGGCCAAGTCCGCATCCCGCATTCGACCAAGTTCAACGCAGAACGCGTGAAAGCGGACCTTGGGCTAATCGGCGGGACTTGGGAGCGGTTCAAGAAAGATGCGGTCGAGCTTTCGAAGCGTACGGTGTCTAAGGCCGAGGCGACCAAGTATTTCCTCGACGTGCTCTACCCCGACCAGGAAGAGGTCGACCTCGACGCGCATCGCCCGATGCTGGAACTCGTGACTTCGATTTACTTGAACGGCATCGGCCAGAACACCCGCACCGCGAAGGGTACGGCCTGGGGACTGGTGAATGCGATCACCCGGTTCACGGATCACGAGCGTAAGGCCACGAGCGCAGATACCCGGCTGCAGTCCGCTTGGTTCGGTGCAGGTGCCCGGATGAAACGAAATGCATTGACTGCGGCGCTCGCTCTGGTATAATGTCAAGTGCGGACCTCTTCTCGGTCCGCTTTTCCTGTTTTAAGGGTTAAGGACGCTTCGGGGGGATCCGCGCAGGGTTCCCCCGTTTTTTTCAGATATTAATAGAGGTCTCTACACCAATGGTCACCAAAAAAGGTAAGCTTACCACCCCGCCTATCGACGATCATGAGGCGTTGACGTTCAAAAAGCTTGACGCAAGAAAAGCGTTTGGGCAAGTCGGGCTTCCTCTCCCGCTTGAAGCCTGGATCGAGGAGAACACCCCGGAACCCGCGAAACCTGCCCCACCCGTTAAAAAGGTTTACACCCGGGACGAGGCCATCCACGAGATCGCCTCCTTCGAGTGTGAGGGGCTGACCGCGTCGCAGGTGTACGAGATGCTCGTGGGGTCCACGATGCCGTTGCCTTTCAAGACGAACGCGGTATTGGCCAAAATCCTCGCCGAGTGGCTCGGGGTGGACGAGGTTCAGGTACACTCGACCAACGACTGCGTGAAACGCTGGTTCGTTTCCGCTGAATCCCGGGTGTGAAGAGCTACATCGTCGGTTAAAGGAGAAGAACACATGAACACATATCCATTTGCAGGAGAAATCAAAATGGAAAAAGTAATCAAAGACGGTAAAGAAGTGATTGAGTGGGAGCCTGTACCGCTACAGTCAGATCGTTTTAATGTTGATCCTGTCACGGGTAATGTGGGCATTGGCACACCAAGTCAAGAGTTGATTGCATACACCTTCACGCCCCCTGGCAAAGAATGGGCGCGTATCGACAAAGACATGAACGTCACTCACCTTGACATGGAACTATGCGCAAAAGGCCCACACAACGCCTACAGCGCATTGGCTGTGGCAATTTGGAATAAAGCGATTGAAACTGAGCGTGAGGAGTGCGCCCAGATTGCTGATAGGTGGACTGACTACGATGTAGAGGGCTTAGCAGTAGCCATCAGAGCAAGGGGAGTTGATAGATGAGCTACATCGTCGCCTCGCTTCCTCCACAGAAAGTGTTTGTGCGAAAGGAATTCCTTTATAACTTTGAGAAGGGTCACGGACAGCTTGAGCCGGCCATTTGGATTAGCTTGAAGGCGCTACGCGGTCAGGTCTTCAGGATCGAATCCTTGCTGCCCAACTACTGCGCCTTGTATGACAAACTGCCCCTGCATGCTTATGTCTGGAAAGAGAACCATGGCGACCTGCCGATTGACATGCTGCAACTGTGGGATTGCATGGGGTACCGCTTCACGGTCGTCGAGAAGATAAGTCTACGCAATTTGAGCGCGAAGTTTTTGGACAAGCACAAGGTCTGGCACTTTGGGCGTTACCTGTTCACCGTTGATTTCTGCGCGGAAAGTATGGATCTTGACACGGGGTTTACGGAGCAAGCCGAGGAGCATAAAAGTTTTAACTTCCTTGCACTTGACAATGGTCAGTTTGCTGCTCAGCCAAATAACCGCTGTCTATGGTACGACCAAAGTCTAACGCCCTCTGAGACAAAGACACCGGACTTTCAAGCCGCAAAAAATTTTTGGTCGGTCGATGGCACACGCAAGTGGGCCGCAGGAAGTGACTGGTTTTACGATTTCCAGGAGCGAACATGAGCAGAGAACTTATGCAGCAAGCGTTGGAGGCGTTGGAGTGGAACTACAACACAGATTTGGACAACATCTATGCATGTGAGCAATGGGCCAAGATTCTGAAAAAAAACATAGCGGCACTGCGCGAGATGCTGGCGCAGCCGGAGCAAGAGCCGGTGGCGTGGATCAGCGAAAGCGAAAACCTGCTGTCATGGGACAAGTTCTATGACCATATGAAGCCCCTCTACACTGCCCCGAAGCCAGTACAGCAGCCGCTGAAGTTGCGAGAGATTGAAAAGTGCATCTATGACGCAAACAACGACCTTATTGTTGCTTGCAGGAATGTCGAAGCCGCCCACGGCATCACAGGAGACGCCTATGAAAGCTGACCGTGAAGTTATGCAGCAAGCGCTGGAGGCGCTGGAGTCCGACAACCCCGACATCCAACTACGGGCAGCAGTCGCCCTTCGCAGAGCACTGGAAGCAGAACCCGAAAGGCTCTTTAGCTTGCAGGTTGGGGCTAATTTTGTGTTGCGCCGAAACAAGAAGGCGTACACATTGGTTGAGTTGCAGTGGACCCCTGGGATGGGAACACAGTATATCTGCAAGGATCTAAAAACTGGAAAGATCGAACGACTGCACCATAGTGTCCTGGTAGAGAAAGACAAAGCTGGAAAAGGAGTATGAGATGGACGAAAGCCACGAGTACCAGAACATACCGTTCATCCGATCCGACGAGCGGTGGGTTCGAAATCCGCCTTTGGCTTGACAAAGTATTGCACCGGTGTTATAATAGAGGTTCGTTAGTAGTAAACATTAAACCCTAACCGATAGAGGAAAACGAAATGAACCAAGCCACTACCACAACCGCTCGTTTTATTCCCACCGACGAACTCGTGTACGTTCTTGCCAAAAAAGGCGGCTGGTCCACTGTAGTTGATGTCGCTGGGGTAGGGCGACCCGGCCGCGAATTTAAGGTCCGCAATTCCGCGCTGCATGTGATCGTTGAGACCCCAGTCGAGCCCCCAGTCTCGGCCGAGGACGTTCCCGCACCCCAGACCGTAGTGCGCAGCCATGATGCCGATGGCACTGGTCCTGTCGCGAAAATGAAAGCCGAGAAAGCCGCAGCTGCTGCTCGCCAAAAGCACCACGCCGCAGTCGCGAAGATGAAAGCCGAGAAAGCCGCAGCTCCTGCTCGCCAAAAGCTCCCTCTCGACCAGCGCAAGAACGGCGTGGTGGATTCGCTCTACCTGCAGTTTTACAAGAATTACAGCAAGACCGTGAACGGCCAAGTTGTCCGCTCGTTGGATAAAGGCGATTTCGTGGCGGTCGAGCTTCGCAAGTGCGAGACACTCGAGCAAGTGTACGATTTCGTCGCGAGCCAGATGGGACTCTCCCGTGTCGATTTGGTCTCCCGGTACGCTCACCTGAACACCGGCATGCAGCGCATGAACCTCGGCAACATGCTGCGCCGCTACCTCAAAGGAGCGTGATGACCACAAAACCCGCAAACGTCCGGATCCGCCTCGCGAAGGGGCGGTTTGCCGGTGAAATGCTGTACCAGGGTCGAGTCTACAAGTTCGACTGTTCGATCTCGGGGTCGGACATCGACGCTGAATTCAGGACGGTCGGCGAGGAGCCCTTCGACCGCTGGGAGGCTTTCCGAGCGCTTGAAGCCTGGATCGAGGAGAACCTCTGTGGTTAGCTGGCCTTTTCCATTTAGCGATCAACCCGACGGCACCTACCGCTCGATTGGGGAACCCGCTGTCGCTTTGGAAGAGATAGCCTCTCCGAGCCCTTCGGAGGTACCTCCGTTGCATTCGAAGCCTCGGGTTAAGGCTAACGTACCTGACTGGGCCTCCGATGCGCTCCGTGAGGCCGGGAAGTGCCCCGACGCCCGTTCGAGGCTCTGCGCCCAGTACGGCATCGACTACGCGACGCTCGTCGAGGGAGCACCGAATGCTGGGGTAGCTACGATGCGGATCGTGAACGCGCTCCGCCGTTCGTCGAAAAGCTGACCGTTCGTCGGACGACAGGGGTTGACAAATAGACAAGCTGTTTCACCGGTGTTATAATAGAGGTTCGATAGTATTTAAACATCAACCGATAGAGGACTACAGATATGAAAGCATTCACACCCAGCAACCCGCGTGGCGAGCGGTACGGATTCGCGGCCTATGTTTTCTTTTTTCCGGTTTGGATTGCTCAAGACAGCATCCAGGTCCACATCGGCGTGCTTGACGACGATGGCGAATACGTCGTGATTAACCGGTGGGGGAAGGTCTCAGAGCGTCTTGAGCGCCTCCTTACCCCTGCAGATCGCAGGGAAATCGAGAGCAAGATTTCAGACCTTGTACGCGAGGAGTCGGAATACAGGCGTTGGGAGCACCTTGCGCCGAACGCGGTCAGGGCCTGACATCCACCGGGGCTTCGGCTCCACACCATCACCCTTTAACTCATAGAGGACTACAGACATGCAAGCATTCACACCCAGCAACACTGCCTTCAGCGTGGTTTCCTCCGTCGTTGTGGTCGGCATCGATCCTGAATACGCGGACTACGACAACCCGCGTGGCGAGTGGTACGGATTCGCGGCTTATGTTCGTGGCTGCAACGATCGTGGCGACACCTGCGAATTGCACGTGGCAACCGATCGGGACGAGGGAATCGCGTTAGCAAAGGCTAGCAAAATGGCCGATGCGCTCAACGTCCGCGCGAAAAGCCTGGGCAAGCTCCCAGTCGGGTTCGGCTCCTGGGCCACCGGTCGCCCCGTGTATGGGTCGGACGCCTACGTCGAGTGTGGACAGGCTGACGATGTGGCGCTCGAAGCGCGAGAATTGGCCGATGAAGGCTGGCGTTGATTTACCCCGGGGCTTCGGCACCACAGATTCACGAGGTGCAAGATGGCCAGGATGAGAGCACAGCAATGAGCGCGGAAAAGAACCTCTGGGGCTGGCTCGACCTGCGCCTCGGGGGTCATTGGTTCGCGCAGAGAGTCGAGAACGAAGTCGGACGCAACACCCCGGACGTGTGGTTCGCGCTGTACAAGCTCCGCGCGGTCTCGGGCTGGATCGAACTCAAGGTCCTCACCGACCTGCCCAAGCGCCCCGGCACCCCGCTCCGGCTCCCGAAGTGGACCCACGGGCAGCGCAATTGGGCGGTGTCCGCACAAAGGCATGGGGCTTGGTGTCTCCTGGGGTTGCAAGTGCTCGAACGCCAGGAATTCTTTTTGATCCCCGGGCATGAAGCAGCACGACTGGTCGAAACGCAGGTGCCGTACGAGGAGACGCTGCACATACTCCGCGTACGAGGGCTGTGCATAGACCAAAAGACTTCACGTGAAATACAAACGCAACGACTAATTGACACGCTGCATCAGCCGTGGTAAGATTCGTGGATCTGCCCTCTTCGGGCGATGTGTGGTACCCTTGCCACACTGGCCGAGATAAGTCTCGTGCCGTCTTGGCAGCAGCCGAGAAGTGTTCCATCGTTCCATCATGATGGAACACAAATGGAACGGTCAGAAAGCTCCCTCTCGCCCCGTACGACGCACAAGAGAGCCAAGTGTTCCATTGTTCCACGCACATATACGTATATATTTTTGGTTCGAAAACCTGAATATGGGGGGGTATGAGATGGAACGCTGGAACAGAAGAGGGTACTTGAAGAGAAGCCCCGAGAGACGGGGCTCTTGGACCAGTGGAATTGTTCCATCGCCGTTCCATTATGGTGGAACGATGGAACGGATATGACCACACCCGTACTACACCCGCAGACTTCCAGACGACAAGATATCGTCATCCACCACGCAGGGCTACACCTCGGTATCATACGTGAACGCATGAAAGGCAAGATCGAAACATTTCCTGGAACAGTTGCGGAACGTGTCGCTTTTGTGGTACACTTTGCGTCATGGCTGGAGTGAAAATCGAACCTTTGCCGGTGGTGGACGTCGACGCGGTGGGTGAAGAAACACTGCGGGAATACGGACGCCGCGCGGGGATAACGTACGCGATGCTTTACGAAATGGTGAAGCAGGACCGGGTTCGTTTTAAGGAGCGTGGAGTCGAGGACGACCCCGAATCGCTCAACTTTTGCATTCCGGGTGTTGAGGGTGTCGGACGGCTGCGCCGCTACGAGCGTACCAAAGCCTACCGTATGCTGCAGATTCTGGCCGAATTCAGGGACGGACCCGCGAACGCGAAGTTTTCTTTAAGACACGCGTACACGGCGGCTGAGGTCAGTCGTGGTGCGATGTCGACGTGGAGAGCTGAGCACCCGACCTTCGATCGTCTGATGGAAGACATCCAGCTCGAAATGGTCGACACGATGAAAGCCGAGGCCTACCGCCGTTCCGTGATTGGACACGACGAGCCGTTGGTGCACCAAGGTATGAAGACGGGTGAAACGATCAAGAAGTTTTCCGACACTTTGCTGCAGTTCACGCTGATGGGGTACGACGCGAAATTCCGAGCCAAAGACGTAAACGTCGCGTTGTCGGGCTCACTTAACCAGAATGTCAATATTGAGGGACTCCGTGATCGACTTGCCCAACGATTACAGGCGGTCGCCAAGTCGAAGGTACAAGGCGAAGAAAGCGCCGATTGATCCGCACAATTTCTTGGAGTTCGTATCCGAGATGAACGATCAAGAGGTGGTGGAGCTTTACTACGATTGGCCGACCTGGGCTCGACCCAATCAGATAGTTCCTCCTGGCGAGGACTGGACGATTTGGCTCATTCTCGCCGGTCGTGGGTGGGGCAAGACCCGGTGTGGTGGTGAATTCGTTCGGTTTCACGTGGAACGAAAGCTCGCTTCACGCGTCGCGCTTATCGCCGAAGACGCAGGGGACGCCCGGGACGTGATGATCGAGGGTGAATCCGGGCTGCTGGCCATATCGCACCCCTTTCAACGCCCGAATTGGGTGCCGTCCAAGCGCCGTCTCGAATGGCCCAACGGAGCGATGGCGACCATCTACTCGGACAACGATCCCGAGACGCTTCGAGGTCCGCAGCACGACCTGTTTTGGGTCGACGAACTTGCGAAGTTTCGTAACGCCAAAGAAATGTGGTCGAACTTGATGTTCGGTCTGCGCCTCGGCCAACGTCCGCGCGGTGTCGTCACTACGACGCCTAAGCCCATTCCAATCGTGCGTGAGCTGCTCGAAAGTCCGCGCGTATTCGTCACTTCAGGGACCACGCATGAGAATTTCGGAAACCTCGCCCCAACCTTTCGTGATGAAATCATCGCCCAGTATGAGGGAACACGACTCGGACGCCAAGAGCTTTACGCCGAGGTTATCGACCCGGAAGATTACGGAATCGTCAAGCGCGAGTGGTTCAAGCTTTGGGACTCCGATCGGCCATTTCCCGATTTCATGTATATTGTGCAGTCCTACGATTGTGCTTACACCGAAAAGACTATCAATGACCCAACCGCATGTTCTGTCTGGGGAGTGTTCAGGCCGAGTGAAGATTCACCTATATGCGTAATGCTCATCGACTGCTGGGAAGAGTTTCTCGTTTACCCCGATCTGCGTCCCCGGGTCGTGAACGAGTACAAAGAGTCTGTGTACGGCGAACCCGGTAAAAAGACCGATTTGGTGTTGGTCGAGGAGAAAGCCTCGGGCATTTCGATTCTCCAGGACCTGCGCTACGCCGGGGTGCCTTGTCGTGGCTACAATCCGGGCAGAGCGGACAAAGTGCAACGGCTGCACATCGTGGCGAACATCGTTGCTTGTGGCCGGGTCTACATCCCCGAATCGGTCGTGCACCGGGGGCAGCCGCGCGACTGGGCGGAGAAGCTTGTCTCCCAGATCTGCTCTTTCCCCGAGGCCGAGCGCGACGATCTGACCGACACCACCACGCAAGTGCTCCGGCTGTTAAAGGACATGGATTTCTTGCGTATCGACCCGGCCGAGGTCGCGCCGGATTACTACGACGACGAGCGTCCACGCAGGGTGAACCCTTATGCCCAATGATCTCCTTAGAACGGTCGGCGAGTATTTCAACCCCGAGGACCTGCTCACCTTGGCCGGACCGTTGGCCGGGTTAAAGCCCACGGCCGGGATCACCGCCGCGTTGTACGCGCCGAGCTTGAACGAAAGCGAGGCCGAGGAGTTAGAAAAGCTTCGCGCGATGCGCCCTCCCGTCCCCGTCGCTGCTCCCGTTGCTCCACGTGAAACAGCACAGACCCTGGAAATGCGCGATTTCATGAATCGACTCCGGTACGAGCAGTTCGTGGGAGACCTGCGCCAGAAGTACGGACAACATGCCGATTTAATTCTTCAAGGGCTGATTAAGCAAGGGTTGCAGGACGAAGCGCAACAAGCCCGGATGATCGGTCCACGTGCCAAGCCTCCCGCCCCTCCCGCTGCACGGCACGAGATGACTGTACCCGTAGGACGGTTCCGGAGGTACGCCGAGGGCGGCATGATCGAGCATATGACGCCGGACATGTCTGATGGTGGTCGGATGATCTACACCGATTTGCTCGATTCCTACGCCGGGGGTGGTGGCGTCAAGGGAAAGACCGTACAGCAGATGGCGGACGAATTGCTCACCAAAGGCCTGAAGACCCCAGACCTGTCCAGGCGTGGTTTCATGCGACTGCCCGATCTCGATGGTCCCAAGGAGTCAAAGCTTCCGGTACCCGCCAAAGACATGGAGCGTTACCAGACCGAGAAAACCACGGTAGACCCCCTGTCGGGGTCGGTGGAGAAAGTGGTTGAAAAAGTAGCGCAAACGCCGGTGTCCAGGCGTCAGATGTTGCAGGGCGCACTCGCCCAAGCCGCGCGAAGGGTAATGCCTTCTGTGGCTATGCAGCCTGTGAGGGATATGGCGTCCGAGGTGGTAAAGACTGTGATGAAGCCCATCCCCGCGCCCTCGATCGGTGGATTGGTGGCACAAGGGTTAAAGATGGGAATGGACGAGGACGAAATCCTGCGTTTTGTGCAAAGTGCGATGCCTGGGGCTGACCCTGAGAAACTGGCCGGGGATTTGTACTACTTACCAGGAATTATGCGCGATCCGTACGATTACTTTGAGGACATGGGTGATGAGCCGCTCATGAAAATTTTCGGAAAGTTGGTGTCGCCTTACCAAGAATCGCCGATGGCACTTCGTCGTACGATGCGCGACATTCGAGCGTTAGACCCAGAAAAATACGATGAGTTGAAATCAGTGGCTCGCGATATTAAAATGTCGAATCTGGAAGACTAAGGACCCAATATGGCCACTAGTACTTTCCCTCAACAGCAGCCAGCGATGATTCCGGGACCGGAGGACACCGAAGGCCTGATGGTCGACTTGGAAGACGAATTCGCGGAGATCGAGGAACAGCCCGATGGTTCGGCGATCGTCCGGATGCGGGAGTTCGCGGGACCCGAGGAAGACCCGGATTTCTACGAGAATCTGGCGGAGTCGGTACCTTCGTGGGAACTCTCGAAGCTCGCGTTGAAAATGATCGACCTGATCAAGGCGGACAAGGAAGCGCGGAAGGAACGCGACAAGCAGTACGAAGAGGGGATTCGGCGCACGGGGTTAGGGAAAGACGCCCCGGGTGGTGCGAACTTCGAGGGTGCGTCCAAGGTCGTGCACCCGGTGATGGCCGAAGCCTGTGTGGATTTCGAATCCAGGGCGATCAAAGAGCTTTTCCCGCCGGACGGTCCTGTGCGGACGAATGTGGTGGGAGACGTCACCGAGGAGCAAAAGAACCGGGCTGAGCGTAAGCGCGATTTCATGAACTGGCAGCTTACGAACCAGATTGTAGAATTTCGCGATGAGCAAGAGCAAATGCTCACGCAGCTGCCGCTCGGCGGCTCTCAATTTTTGAAGCTGTGGTACGACCCGCAAAAGAAACGTCCCTGTGCCGAGTTCGTCCCGATCGACAACCTGATTATCCCTTACGCGGCGGGGAGCTTCTACACCGCAAACCGCTGCGCCGAGATGCAGGACATCACCGAGCAGATGTTTAATGATCGAATCGAAGCGGGGCTTTACCGCGACATTTCGGTCACGAGGGTCGCCGAGGAGCCGGAGCTTACCGACCCCGAAAAGGCGAACCAAAAGGTCGAGGGCAAGACCTGGACCGACGACGAGGATGGGCTCCGGCGTGTGTACCACGTGATGGTGAACATGTCCTGCGAGTGGGACTCGTTTTGCGACGGCGAAATCGCCCCTTACATTTTGATGATCGACGAGCAGACGACCGACGTGGTCGGCTGGTATCGGAATTGGGAGGAGGGGGACGACACGCGGACGAAGCTCGATTGGATCATCGAGTTTAAATTTATCCCCTGGCGTGGGGCGCTGGCAATCGGGTTCCCACATTTGATCGGCGGGATGTCGGCCGCACTCACCGGGTCGCTCCGGGCGCTGCTCGATACGGCGCACATCAATAATGCGGCGACGATGCTGAAGCTCAAAGGCGCGAAGATTTCGGGCCAGAGCCAAAACGTCGACGTGACCCAGATCACCGAGATCGAGGGTGCACCAGGGGTAGACGACATCCGAAAGATCGCGATGCCGATGCCCTTCAACCCGCCCTCCGAGGTACTATTCAAGCTGATGGGGTGGCTGACCGACGCCGCGAAAGGCGTGGTGACCACGAGCGAGGAAAAGATCGCCGATATCGCCTCTACCGCTCCAGTCGGCACCACCCAGGCGCTAATCGAGCAAGGCGCGGCGGTGTTCAGCGCGATTCACGCCCGGTTGCACGAGTCCCAAAAGAGGGTACTTATGGTGCTGCAACGCATCAACCGCTGGTACCTTGATGAAATGTTAATGCACGATGTCCCGCCGGAACTTGAAGTAAAACGCGAGGACTTTAATCGCAATTCGGACGTGATCCCGGTGTCGGATCCGCATATCTTCTCCGAAACGCAACGTATGGCGCAGAACCAAGCGGTGCTGGCGCTGATGGAGAAAAACCCGGACATTTTTGATCGACGCGCGGTGGTCCACCGGGTGTTGAAGCAGATGAAGGTGCCAAACATCACCGAAATCATGCCTGCTGTGGCCGAGCCGATGGAGATTAATGCGGCAGAAGAAAACGGGGCAATGTCGATCGGACGGGCAGCGTTCGCGTACCCGCACCAGAACCACTTGGCGCACATTCAAGCGCATTTGGATTTCGCGAAGAATCCGATGTTTGGCGCAAACCCGTTGATCGCCCCGGTCTTTTTGCCGATGATGGTCGAGCACATCAAGCAACACGTGATCCTTTGGTACCTGGGTCACATGAATGGATATGTCGAGAAAGCACTGGGCAAGAAGCCCACCGATTATGATGTCGCCGGAATTACGGGCGAGGTGGATAAGCTTTACGCGTTAGCCTCACAGCACGTGATGATGGACAGCAAGGAGGCCTTCGCAAAAGTCATGCCTGTTATCCAGCAGATTCAGCAGGTGTTGCAGCAATTGAAACCCAAGCCTCCGATGGATGGTGGCGATCAAGTGATTCTCGAAACTTCAATGGCCGAAACTAAGCGTCGCGCCGAGGAGGACAAAGCGCGACTGATGCTCGATGCCGAAACCGAGAAGGGTCGCCTCGCGTTTGATGCCGAGAAGCTCCGTCTGGATGCTTTGGCCAAGAATCGGCAGCAGCAAATCGACATCGCGCTCAATGCCAGTGATAATCTGACCGAAGAGCGAATCAAGTCTGCAGAACTTACGCACGATGCGCAAAGGCTGAAAACCGAGCAGCTCGAAACTGCTCTCACCGCGCAGGAAAGCGCACAACGTGCACTAGGAGGCACAAATGGCTAATACCTCGTACGAAATCAATGCATCAAAAACGAATCTCCCGTACCACAAACGGATTGCAATGGGCGAGAAGCTCGACGGCTCGTCCCTGCAGTCAAAGGGTAGCACCGAGCCCCCCGTCAAAAAGTCAACAGGCGGTGCGCTGTCTTCTATGAAAAAGAAGTAAAGCATGCGTTACGTCTCGGACTTCATCGAGGCTCTGAAGTTCGAGCAGCAACGCTTGCGCGATGCAATGGCCGCAGGAACTCCTGCGACTTTTGAGGCCTACCAACGCCTAGTTGGACAGAACCAAGGGCTTGAAAAAGCTCTAGATATTTTAAATAATCTTTTAAAGGAAGAGGATCCCGATGACTGATTTACCGGAGGCTTCGAATGAAGCCGCTTTGCGGGAAGCATTTCCTGCTGTTGACCCCGGTGCTGTACCTGTAGGTGGTCGTATTTTGGTCCAGTGGCGTCAAACCCGCAAGACCGTGACCTCTGCTGGGCTACTTATCGTGGAAGAAACGAAAGAGACCGAGAAATGGAACAATCAAGTCGCGAAGGTGATAGCGATTGGACCGCTGGCATTTCGGAAGCGCGACACACTCGAACCCTGGCCGGAAGGCAATTGGGTGGAGGTGGGCGACTTCGTTCGAATGCCTAAATGGGGTGGTGACCGGTGGGAAGTTGTGTACGGCGACCCGAAGCTCGGTGAAACCGCGCTGTTCTCGATATTTAACGACCACGAAGTGATCTCGAAAGTCACGGGTGACCCATTGAAAGTGAGGGCCTTCCTATGAACTCGACTGAAAAAGCAGAAATGCAAGTGTCCGTTGAACCGGACGGCTCGGCGATAGTCGAGATGGTTGCACCTGAAGAGGTGAATGTAGACCAAAAGCTCGAGGAGATCGGCGAACAGAACGGGTTTGTTAGAGCCGGTAACGATTCCGACGATGATCCGGAAAGGGAAGCGATTCGGGCGGCTAGGCGCGAGGAGCGGCACCTGAAGAAACGGCTTACCAAGGCCAAGATCGAAGAGTCGGGTCACGTTATAAACTCGTTACGCCGTGAAAACGAGCGGATGGCTGAACGGCTAGCGGTCCTCGAACGGAAGACTGTGGGATCGGACCTCGCGCGACTCGATAAAGCGATCGAGGACTCGCAGGTCCGGTTGACGTACGCCAAGATGAAGATTAAAGAGGCGACCGAGCAGGCGGACGGTACTGGTCTCGCCGAAGCACAAGAGGCGTGGTACGATGCAAGAAGGCAAACCGAAGCTCTCGAAGCACTTAAACGAAAAGCCGTTCAAACCGGTCCTACTTCGAACGTTCCTCAAGCTCCGGACCCTTTACTTAAACGGCATGCTTCGGACTGGATGGCTAGGAATGATTGGTATGATCCCAATGGTCGCGACTTGGACTCGCAGATCACCACCAAGATTGATGAAGCGTTAACAAAAGAAGGGTGGGATCCAAAGACCCCTGATTACTGGGATGAATTGGACAATAGATTGACAAAATACCTGCCCCACAGGTACAATTCGTCTAGTGTTGATCGTTCAACGTCAAATCGGAGACCTCGGTCTGTGGTAACTAGCTCTGGTAGAGAGTCCGCCTACGGCAATCGCAATGACAGTAGCGCAGGATTTCATTTGTCACCAGAACGTGTCGCGGCTATCAAAGAAGCGGGTAGGTGGGATAATCTCGCCGAGCGCAAGAAAATGATCGCCAACTACATGGAATATGACCGCATGCATGATTCGAGGAGAGGTAGATGAGAGACGAACGAATCAAAAAGAATCTTTCGGCAGGTGGCCGTGAGTCCCGCGCAATGCAGGACGATAGACAGTCAGCTAACGAGAGCTTGGCAAGCAGCCGCGAACGTCGTAGGATGTTCAGAGATGAGTGGATGCAAGAATCCCTCCCCAAACCACCCGGAATTCCGGGGTTTCATCTTTGTTGGCTTTCCTCCACCAATGGCTACGATCCCATCCACAAGCGATTGCGGATGGGTTACACGCCGGTAAAGCCCGAGGAAGTTCCTGGCTTTGAGAATTATCGAGTAAAAGCAGGGGAACACGAAGGCTTTATTGCATGTAACGAAATGCTACTGTACAAGATCCCGGAAGAGATTTACCAAGGGATCATGGAAGAATTTCACCACTACGCTCCCCAAGACGAAGCGGATAAGATCCGGGTCCAGGCCGAGCAGCAGTTGGGTCGAGATTCGCGCGGTAGATCTCTCGGCACTCTCGAAGGTGAGGGCATTGCTTCCATGGATGAAGTACGTCCCGTTCCAGTATTTCACTGACGGATACTTTATTTAGGAGATATCGATGTCTGCAACATCTGCTCCGTTCGGCTTGCGTCCAGCATTTCACCCGTCGGGTCTGGACAGAGCTGCCGCGCTTGCCAACGGTATTCAGGCCGTTTCCACTTCCGGAAACGTTTCTTTGGGTTATGCCACCACCATTCTCAAGGGTCAGCCCGTGAAAATGAACACCGGTGGTTACATCGTGGTCGCTGCTGCCGGTGACGCCTTTTTGGGCGCTTTCGCCGGTGTCGAGTGGACTGATTCTACCGGTCGTCGCCGGGTTTCGAATTACTGGCCAGCCAGTGAATCGTTCCAGGTAGGCTCGGTCGTCGCCTATTATTACCAGGACCCCAACATCGTGTACGAGATCCAGGCTGACGGCACCCTTGCCCAGACCTCGATCGGTGATGAGGCTGACCTGAGCAATACTACGGCGGGTTCCACCACCACGGGTCTCTCGCAGTGCACACTGTCCACCACGCTCGCCGGTGCTGGTAATAGCGCGCAAATGCGTATTATCGACATCGCGCCGTACCCGGACAATGCCTGGGGTGATGCATTTGTCATCGTACGTGCTCAAATTTCTGAGAGCCAGTACGTTGCCACCTCTAACGCTATCTAAGGAGGGTTAAGAAATGGCAGCCCCGATGCGCAGTACCGACTTTCGGTCGATAGTCGAGCCTATCCTTAACGAATGCTTCGACGGAATCTACGAGCAACGCAAGGACGAGTGGTCGAGAGTCTTCCGCCAGGAACAAGGCATTCCTCGTAATTACCACGAAGAACCAGTCCTGTACGGATTTGGTGCCGCACCCCAACTGCCTGATGGCACTCCGGTGACTTATCAGCAGGGTGGCGTGCTCTTCCTGAAGCGCTATGTGTACAACGTTTATGGCTTGGCCTTTGCGTTGACCAAAGTGCTTGTAGAAGACGGTGACCACATCCGGATTGGTCAGGTTTACGCCAAGCACCTCGCACAGTCTCTAATCGAGACCAAAGAGACGCTTTCGGCGAACGTGCTTAACCGTGCTTTCAACAGCTCCTACCCGGGTGGTGATGGCGTCCAGTTGAACTCGGCTTCACATCCGATCGTCAACGGCACCTTCAGCAACCTGTTGTCTACTGCTGCGAACCTTTCGCAGACCTCGCTTGAGCAGATGCTCATTCAGGTCCGTCAGGCCGTGGACAACAACGGCAAGAAGATCCGTCTTGTGCCTCGCCAATTGGTGGTCGCATCCGGTAATGTCTTCCAGGCCGAAGTGTTGCTTAAGTCTGTGCTCCGTGCAGGTACCGCGAACAACGACATCAACCCGGTCAAGTCGATTGGCTTGCTCGACGAGGGTGCCGCAGTTCTGTCGCGTCTTACCTCCGCTACGGCTTGGTGGGTGCAGACCGATGCTCCGGAAGGTATGAAACTGTTGATGCGTCGTGCACTTGAGAAGACGATGGAAGGCGATTTCGAAACTGACTCGATGCGCTACAAGGCGACCGAGCGTTACGACGTCGGCTTCACCGATCCTCGAGCCATGTACGGCACTCCAGGCGTCTAAACCGAAGAGGGAGCGAAAGCTCCCTCGTCTTCAAGGAGAAAGACGATGGCGTACAACAATTCGGTGACTAACATCGCGGGAGTACTTTCCGCGATCACGACCACTATTGCTTATACCGATACTTCTGCGGTAACGATTGGAACTCTTCCGAAGAATGCACAGATCGTGGATATTAATATCGACGTGACCACGGCATTTAACGCGGGAACCACCAATACCGTTACGGTAGGGAAAACCGGATCTGCTGCGGCTTTTGTCGCCGCGACTTCGGTAGGTTCAGCGGGTCGTGTTTCAGTGGCTACCACTGGGGTGTACAGCGCTTGGGCGGATGTTGGAAACAGTGACGTGGACTACGCTACTGTGATTTACAGCCAAACAGGTACTGCCGCTTCCGCTGGTGTGGCTCGTGTGACGATCGTTTACAAATCCTTCGCGTAAGGGGACATCATGGGCCAATTCAAACCGATGGTCAAAATGATGACTACCGAGCCTTCGGTCATTCTGAAGCTGAAGGATGGTGGTTCTGCCTCGCATAAGCGGCTCATGAAAGAGGGCGGCGAAATGGGGCATAAACCCATGGGAAAAGCGATCGGTGGCGCGATGGGCGCTTTAGCGGGTTCACCCCCTCCGACCACCCCAATGGGAAACCCTGTAGCAGCTAAGGCTATGGCGGCTCGTCGTATGGCGAAAATGCCTACCCCTCCTGCGGCTTCGGTACCCCGAGTTGGACCTGCTCCCGTGCCACCAGCAATGCCAATGGGTCGTCCGATGATGCGCAAGAATGGCGGCGCATTAGAGGCACTCAAAGCACATGCGGGGAAACCTGCCTCAAAAGCTCACAAGGGGTTGAGGACTGGCGGAGTCGCTAAGTCGACGAAACCGGGTGAGTATGCTACCGGTGGTGTGGTAGATGGGCAGGGCGGTTTCAAGAATGGTGGTATCATCAAGACGATGGCCAAGAAGACGACGAAGGTGGTAGAGGCTAGGCCTGACCACAATTCAGCTCCGACCGGTGACGTCAAGATGGGTAATGCTGGTGGCTACAAGAAGGGTGGCATGGCCATGGTCAAGAAAGATGGCAAAAAAGTGCCAGCATTTCTTGCTAAGGCAAAGGGTATGATGGGTGGTGGTATGGCTTATGAGAAAGGTGGTTCCACAAAAAAGTGCTACGCTACGGGGGGTCTTGTTGATTCAGGCAAACCCGTAGCGATGCCGAAAAAGGCACCTTCTGAACCTGTCGCGACCTCCCAGGAAGCTGGGACGTTCAAGAGGGGCGGTGAGGTAGCCTGTTAATAGTTGGGGGCTTCGGCCCCCACTAACTCTGGGGTAAGCGATGAGCACCTTAACAAATGTTTTTTCGGCCCACGCAGATGCGACCGGAACCGTGTATAGTGGGGCGACTAACCTCGGCGGCTATCAAGTAGGACCCGGAGGTGTGGCTGGCGAGATCGTCCTCCGTGACGGTGGCGCTGCAGGAACTGTTAGGTTAAGATTCAATTTAACGACGAATACTGCAATTATTTCGACTTTAATTCCTGGTAATGGAATACGTTTCAATTCAAATATTCATGCGACTCTGCCTGCTAATGCAGCAATCACCATATTCTGCGGGTAGGTTATGCCTGCCAAATCCAAGGCTCAATTTCGACTAATGAAAGCGGCGGAGAGCAATCCCGCTTTCGCCAGAAAGGTCGGAATTCCGTCTACGGTAGCTGCTGAATACACCGCTAGTAACGTCAAAGGAAAGTCCTACGGTAAGCTTCCTGAAAAGATGGCTGAAGGTGGTCTTTATGCGAATATTAATGCTAAACGTGCTAGAATCGCTGAAGGCTCTGGCGAGAAAATGCGGAAGCCCGGTTCTGCTGGTGCTCCGACGGATAAGGCCTTCCGAGATTCTGCGAAAACTGCAAAGTTTGCGCGCGGCGGTGTTGCACTTGCTGTCGGGCGTGGTGAAAAGCTTGCGACATCTGAGGGCGCGGGACTCACGGCAAAAGGAAGAGCCAAGTACAACCGAGAAACCGGATCGAACCTCAAAGCCCCACAACCTCAAGGGGGTTCACGGAAGGATAGTTTCTGTGCTAGAATGTCGGGTGTCGTGAAGAACGCATCGGGTGATGCACCACGGGCTAAGGCGAGTCTCCGCAGATGGAAATGCCCCGGATGGTAAAGGACTTTAATGACGACTTCGGGTACAGTCGGCACCACAATAGTAACAGTTCAAGAGTTCATAGACGAGGGTGCTCGCAAGTGCGGTAAACTTGCGGAAGAGCTTACCAACGAACAGACTCGATCGGCCAAGCAGAATCTTACTTTCCTGCTTTCGGCGCTGATAAACAAAGGTATCCAGTATTGGGCGATCGACAAGATCGTGATAGGTCTAAAACCCGACCAGTACCAATACGAATTACCGTTAGGCTCGAATGACGCGCTCAACGTGCTTTACCGCACGATGAATCGGCCCTCGGGTACGTACGCGACCTCGGCGGGTGGGACGGCGGCTTTCGCTTTCGATAGTGATACGAGTACTTTCTGCCAGCAAACGTCGACGAATGGTAACATCTCGGTTCAGTACGGGTCGGGGAACCCCCAGTACATAGGCTCAATCGGACTTCTCCCTTACGTTTCGGGCGGCGGTGATGCGGTTTGGACGTTGATCCTTGAATACTCGAACGACCTTGGGGTTACCTGGAATACACTCGAAGACCTGGGGACTGTGACCGTCACCGATGATCAGTGGTTATGGACCGATATAGATCCGGGGCAGAATGTTACCGGATACCGCGTCCGGGCCTCCGGAGGTACCACGCTTGCACTTAGAGAGTTCTATCTGGGTAATAATAGCCGAGAGATTCAGATGGCCCGTCTGAACCGCGACGACTACACGAACTTGCCTAATAAAAACTTTACCGCGAACCAGCCCTACCAGTATTGGTTCGATCGCACAATTCCGAAGCCCACGCTCTACTTGTGGCCAACGCCGAGCGATGCATTCATCCAGATGACCGTTTGGTACTCGCGGCTCGTTCAGGACGTAGGTAAGCTTTCGAACACGCTCGAGATCCCCGATCGGTGGTGTTTGGCCATTCAGTACATGCTCGCGCAGCACATGTCGCTTTCGCTCCCTGGAGTCGCCGTAGACCGTGCAAAGTACCTGAAAGAACTCGCTGATCAGTATTTTAACGAGGCTGAGCAGGAAGAGCGTGACAAATCCCCGATTTACTGGGCACCAAACATTGCAGTGTACACTCGGTAATGCCAATCTTTCTGGATAGTACCGGAAATTCTTCGCTCGCGATTGCGATTTGCGATCGTTGCAAGATGAAACGTTATTATTCGGTGATGCGTAAGGACCCTAATTTCCCGGGACTTCGAGTCTGTGACCAGGGTTGCGCCGACCAGTTCGACCCGTACCGATTGCCAGCTAGAAAAACCGAGCGGATCAACCTCCGATTTCCCCGACCCGACGAGTCGGTGGCAGATACGAACGAATATTTAGTTACTAGCACAGGGAACAATCTGCAAATCTCTTCTACGCAGAATAACAACACTCCGGGCAATAACGGTAATATAAACCCCTTGACTCCGAGCACCTGATATGGCCGCACAAATCCCCATTAATCAGCTCCCGCCAGCTGGTCCAATCACGGGTCAAGAGCTAGTACCGATTGTCCAAAACGGGCAGACGGTGCAGACGACGACATTCGATATCTCGTCTTCGCCGAGTCAAACGCAATCGTTTTTAACAGTAAATCAGGAACTCTCGCTCGCCAACAGCCGTTATTTGGCGGTAAATACTGGTCTCGGACTTACTAACGGTGGATCGGGCTCTTTCCTGCGAATTTCGCTCAACGGTGCTTCCGGGTCGCTCGAGGCAGCGGGTAGCGGCATAATCGTTAAGAATTCGGCCAGTACGGTAGTAGCAAGACAGATCGCGACTTCCGGTGCAGGTCTTTCGGTCGCTGACGCTGACGGTACTGGGGCTAACCCCACGCTTTCGCTTTCAGGTCTTGCTGCGGCTTTTGCAAACCTGGGCGGTTCCGGGATTCCTTACGTTAATGCGGGTACTACCACCGGATTACGATTAATCGCGGGGACCGCTGGTCAAATCGACGTCGCGAATGGCAACGCAGTAGCAGGCAACCCGACGATAAGTATTACAAGCAATCCAACCATTCCAGGAACAGCGGGAATGCTCGTTCCGGCTGGTACAACTGGGCAGCGAACCGGATCACCGTCAAATGGGATTGTCCGGTATAACTCCACAACGCAGACCTTTGAGGGTTATGCGAACAGTGCCTGGAGGGATTTTGCGCTCACAGGTGGGGTTACGTCTTTCGATGCCGGAACCACGGGCTTAACGCCTGCGGGGGCTACCACCGGTGCTATTACGCTTGCTGGCGTACTGATTGGCGCTAACGGCGGTACGGGCGTTGCTAATACGGGTAAGGCCATTACTTTAGGCGGTTCGCTGACGCTTTCTGGTGCGCATGACTTAACGCTCACGCAGACCGGCGCAACCAATGTTACGCTCCCCACCACGGGAACCTTGGCGACGCTGGCGGGTTCTGAAACGCTGACTAATAAAACGATCAGTGGCTCTAACAATACGTTTAGCAATATTGGCAATTTAAGTCTGACCAATTCCTCGATGACTATTAACGGTTCCTCGGTAAGTCTCGGGGGGTCAGTTACGGTCACCGCTACTGCATCCAATGCGTTAACAATCAGCACAGGCTTAAGCGGCACGAGTTACAACGGCTCAACGGCGGTAATAATCGCAATCAGCAACACGGGGGTTGGCGCGGGTTCATATGCCCCGATGGGTCCCTTAGGTGCTGCATATGTACCATCGATTACCATCAATGCTCAGGGGCAGATCACGGCGGCTACCGATAGCCTTATAGGGATTAATGCTTCGCAGGTAACGGAAGGCACGCTTATTATTGCTCGTGGAGGCACAAACGGCTCCGCAACACCAATCGCAGGCGCAGTGCCTTACGGAAATGGAACGGCGTATGCGTTTTCGGTTGCAGGTAATGCTTCAGAGGTCTTGCTTTCTGGAGGCACGGGTTCGCCAACTTGGGCTGCGCAAAGCACGCTTTCCGTAGGAACGGCCACCAATGCAGTGAATATCGGCATCACTGATGACACGACAACCAACGCAACAATGTATCCCGTTTGGGTGACTGCAAACACCGGAAACCTTCTGGCCAAAGTTTCTTCAACGAAGTTAAGTTTTAACCCTTCGACGGGTATTCTTACCGCCACTGGTGGCATTGCTGGCGGCGCTTTCTGAGGAAAAAACATGGCACAAGCAGGCTTTACGCCCATTCTTATTTACGGCAGCAGTACAGCTTCAGCAACCCCAACGGCAGGCAACCTTACGTCGTCGGCTAATGGTGTTGAACTTGCACTAAACTACGCCGATGGGCGCTTGTTTTACAAGGATAACGCTGGTACTCCAGCCGTGCAGATCATTGGCGCGAGACTTGGCGCGAATGTAACAGTTGGTGGGACTATAGCCGCTGGGTTTGGAACAGCAACAGGCGTAACCGGAAGTGGGGCATTCGTGTTCGCCGCTTCACCCACGCTCACGGGAACTGTGTCGGCGGCAGCGGCCACGCTGTCTGGGAACCTGACGCTCAACGGCGGCACCGCCAACGGCGTGTTGTTCCTGAACGGCAGCAAGGTAGCGACATCTGGTAGTGCGCTGACGTTTGATGGGAC